CCGTAAATGTTCTGGCTTGTGCCATATTCGTTCTGGTTATTTTCGTTCTGTTCGTTAAAATTTTCACTCATAACTCTTTTTCTCCTCCGTGTGTGTATTGGCTACCACTTTATTGTAGCAAATTATGAAAGTATTTACAACACGAAAGTTTTTAATATCAAAAGGCTACAATAAAAAAATTTTGTAGACTTCTCGTAGACTTTTACTTGTTATTAGTATGAAGACATAGAAAAAGACCTCCGCACAATAAAGTACGAAGGTCTTGAAATCCTTGTATTTTTAGAATTTGCCAGCTTTGTGAGCTTCCTCAACAGAAACTGTAGCCCCTTATTTTACTGGCTTTCTAAGTCGTTTTGTTAGTTACCAGTCTGTTACTATTGACACTTTCTACTTATTCGTGCCGCTTAAGCGTGTGTAATGAAGCAGACGATACCAGCCGCCTTTAGTCTCTTTACCGTGGCTTCCGCATTTTCCTTTTTAGTATAAGCACCTACCTGTACTTTGTAAAGCCCATTAAGCAGCCTTACGAATACGTCCGTATGTCCGGTCTTCTTAATCTGCTCCGCCATAAGGTTAGCGCCTTCTTTTCTTCTGTAAGCCCCAGCCTGTACCCTGTAGTACTTTTCGGCATCCGCCCCGGCTGCTCCCGCTCCTTGGTTCTCCTGGCTCTCTGTCTTGTCGTCAAACTCTGTAAGCTTATACTGCTCGATAATCTCAATAAGTTTGTTTGCATATTCCGGGTCTGTCGCATATCCAGCAGCCTTAATAGCGTTGCAAGCCTTCTTATAGTCTGTTTCTCCAATTACTTCTTTATAGCGCTTATTTGCCTTCAAAAATGCGCTATGGTCTGTAACGGATTCTTCCCAGCTATCATAAGCGCGGAAAGCTTCGCTTTTCACGGCTACCAGATTTACCCCGTCGTAGCACTCTTTTGTATCTTTGCAATATACTTTACCCTTCCAGGACTTTGTAGCCTTAATTCCGAAAAGGGCTTTACCCTCTGCGGCAAGCCCGGACGTTCCCCAGCCCGTTTCCGTGATAGCCTGGGCGATTGTCAAACTTGCCAGCACTCCGCTTTTCTTCATATCAGCGGACGCAAGCGCGCCCACTGTTTTAATAAAGTTTTTCTGTTCTGTATTCATATCGAAGCCCCCTTATACAGCCGTCAAGCTTGCTACAGCTACCCAACTGTTGATTCCCTTAAGCTTTGCTTCCTGTACTCCTTTATTTGTCTGTACCTTGTCTACCGTGTGTCTTTTGCCGCCTAACTGTGCCGCCGGGACTGCTTTTCCTCTGGTCGAAGACAAGCCGCCATATACCGCACCGCTCTTAATCGTAACAATGCTTCCGGCTTTAATTTCCTGTGTTGCCGGGGCTGTTGCCGGGCTGCTTCCCGCTTCCTGGCTGCCTTTCTTTAACCCGAACTGTACAGCGATTGCATTAGCTACTGCTGCTGCAATCTGTGTCTTTTTAGCTGCGTATGCGCTCATATCGTCCTTATCGTCGATAAAGCACACTTCCAGCAGCGCGGAAGATACGCCCGCCGCCTTCGCTCTGTAGATTACTGTAAAATTCGTTCTCTTAACTCCGCGGTTCTTAAAGCCCAGGGCTGCGATACTCTGTACAATCTTCGTTTCTACCCCTACGGTCTTTTCCGCTGTAGTAACGTAGATTTCCGTACCTGTCGTCCGTCCGTTTCCTTTAAGGTCTGCTGCCCCGGAATTAAAATGGACTTCCAGTACATAACCATAGTTTCCGAAGTTAACCGCCAGTTTTCCGGCTTTTGCGTCTTTGTATGCGTTTCTTTCCGTCGGGTATAAATCCACCTGGGCGTATGCGCTCAAAGTCTTCTTAATTTCCTCGACCATGTAAATAGTCTCGTCTGCTTCTTTTCCGAACTGTGAGACAGCGCCAGGGTCGCCCGCTCCGTGTCCGCTAATAAGTAAAATCTTCATGTTTCTTATGCTCCCTCTGTGATTTTTCTTAAAATGTCGTCTTCTGTATCTTCATCCGAAACCGTAACCGTATTATACACATAGTCGTATAAGCTGCTGTTGTCTTCCAGCATTTTCTTAAACTTTACTAACGCTTCCTCTAACAGTTCGTCGTATTTTTCTTCTGTTAAAAATAATGTGATAACCGGGAATCTTTCTGTAAGCCAGTCCCATACCATAGCCCTTTTTACCTGTCCGGTCTTCCGCTTTAATTCCTTTTCCGCTTCCGTAACCATATACAGCAGCGCGATTCTTATTTTATCTAACTGCTGCTGCGGCGTAAGCTTCAAAAAGCGTAATACTGCATATACAGTAAGTCCCAGCAATGCAAGCATAATTACAAAAATTACCCAGTTTTCAAGAATCATTTTCAAAGTTTCCATACTTCGCACCTCTAAAAGTTTTGTATTTCCGTTGGTTCTAACGCTTCGTCTATAAGTGCTTCTGTTTTATCTTTCATCTTTTGTATGGTTCTTTCTTTGATTTCTTCCGCCGGGTTTTCTTCTCCCATGTCGATAAGCTTTTTTATCATGCCTAGCTGTATCTTAATGCCATTTTCAAGCTGTACCGCTTTCAAATACCATATTACAGCAGCGCCGAACACGCCCCCGGCTGTCGGAATTATGTAAGTAAATACTTCTGTAGGCTTTTCGTTCCATGAAAATATAAGGGCTACTATGCAAGTGCATACAAATATTGAACCAGTGCTTAAAACTACCTTTTTCTTAAATTCCCGCTTCTTTGCTCTCACTGTGCGCTTAAGCCTTCCAGGTCTTTAATTCTATGGTTTGCTACTTCCTGTTTTTCATCAAGTACCGCCTGGTCTTTTTCTAATTTGTACACCCTTTCTACTACGTTGTTGTGTTTGTCTAATTTTGCTTCGATATAATTAAGTCTGGTCTTAATCGTCCCGTATATCGCGCCGATAGACACCCCGTACACAACTAACTGAATAAGTAAACCTATCCAAAATTCACTACTCAAGCCTTACTAACTCCTTCCTACGGCTCTAACATCCGTTCCAGGTCTTCGCGACCTTCTTTTATGTCTTCTATCATCATTAGTAACTGCTTGTCTTCGTCTTCCATGCTCCTATAGTTCTCTAATTCTTCCAGCAGCAGCCTATTTACTTCTGCCAGGTCTGCTATTATGCTGCTCTGTACCTCTACTACGTCCAGGTCGTAACGTGCTACGTTCGTAGCCTGTACTTCGCCTTCTTCCCTCTGGCTTCTGATTCTGTTAATTATCCGGCGTAATACTGCCATTGCCTATTAACTCCTTTTTCTTAATTTCTGCTTCTATTTGCCCTTTAATCTTCATGCGTAGCCTGTAAGTGTCCGCGTGTTTCGCGTGTCCTTCCCAGCTTGCATATTTCATAAGCAATTTTTCTTTTGTTATTTTTCCGCTTCTGTAGGCTTTGATAGTTGCCCTAATATGTTTAGGGCTACGCTTCCTTATCTTCCGGTAATCTTTGTAAATACGATACCCGCAAAAATCAAAGCCGTTCTTAGCGTTGATTATCTGCGTTTTCGGATTTAAGGTAAGCTTAAGCCGCTCGCCTAAAAATGCGTCTATCTTTTGTAACACTTCCACCAGGTGTTCCCGGCTATTGTGTGCTATTGCAAAATCATCCATGTAGCGTTTATACTTATCTTCCTTCAATTCGTGCTTTACGAAGTTATCTAATTCATTTAATACCAGGTTTGCGAAAAGCTGGCTTAATAGGTTTCCCACCGGAAGCCCTCGCCCGTCTTCCCCGTAGCTGTCGATAATATAGTAAAGCAGCTTTAATAGGTCTTTATCTTTGAAAATCCCGCCTAATATTTGCTTTAGTACTTCGTGGTCTACACTGTTGAAATACTTGTGTATATCCGCTTTTAATATATAAACCTGTTCCCCTTCAAAAGATAGGTTTCTTATACACTCCTGGGCGTAATCTGCCGCTTTGTGCATACCCTTATCTGTTCTACAGGCGTAGCTATGATAGTAAAACCGTCTTTCTACAATCGGTTCTATTTTATTGTTTATCATGTGCTGCGCTACTCTGTCCCTAAATGGCAGCGCGTATATGTCCCGCTTCTTCGGTTCATACACTACAAAGCGCCGGGCTTCCCCTTGTCGGTATGTTCCGGCTTCCAGGTCTGCCACCAGGTCGTATAATTCTTCTTCCAGGTTATCCGTGAACCTTAACACTTCTTCCCGGTATCTTTTGCACTTTCGCGCCTTCCTGTATGCGTCTTCCGCATTTTCAAAGGTCGCTATATCCTTTATTCCTATATTACTTCTTTTCATCTTCTGCCGTTTCCGCTTCCGCCCTTCGCCTTCGCTACTAACCGGAAGCGTCCTTTTTTATGTTTGCCTGGTAGTCCCAGGACGGGCTATACGTTCTGACTATATGTAAAATAGTCTTCGCTAGTAAGCCGTAGCTTGCTAAGTCTGAAAAGTCCATAAGTCACAGCCGAAGCGCGCGCCAATATCCGCGTTAACATTCCAGGGGTAGTTGTTACAGTTGACAGCGCGGCAGCCAGCGTTAACGCCGTTGTTCCACCTGCCGCCCGCGATAAGGCGAAGCAACGTATAGCCCATATTCCTAATTTTGTACTGATTTAATGAAGCCGCCTAACATTTTTCCTATTTCTGTTAATTTCTTCGCGGCTACTCCGTATGTATGCCCGCTTATGTACTCCTGGTCGTAGGCAATTCTGATATAATACCGTAAAATCACTAATTCTACGTCCGCGTCGTATAAAAGCTTTTTCTTTGTCGTGCTTTTCCCGGCTCTAATGATGTACCGTAAAATATCCATGATACAATTTTTAGTATCTTTCTGTAACGAAAACTTTTCACTTTTCGGATATTGTCTTAGCACCGGGTATATGTACTTTATAAAATCGTACAGCTTTTCTTGTATCTCTAAATTGCTTTTCATATAATCGCCCTTCCTCTGATTCGCGATTATATCACAGCTATTTTGTTTTGTGTCGCCGTTCCTCATTGTTTCCTATATCCTGGAAATTTACCTTAAATTTTTACCGCGTGTGCGGGCTTCCGCCCGCACAAAACAGATTACAGACTGTCACAGCCGAAGCGCGCGCCAATACCCGCGCTAACATTCCAGGGGTAGTTGAGACAGCTGACAGCGCGGCAGCCAGCGATAACGCCGTCGCCCCACCCGCCGCCCGCGATAAGGCGAACAAGTCCGTAAGTTCCTTCTGTATATGCCTGTCCGTTTCCAGCGCCTAATACGTCCTTCCAGCTCCAGGACTGTGTACCGTCGTATCTGTAGCTTAATTCGTCCAGCCATTCCCACACATTACCTACGCAATCTACGCAACCGATAGCAGATACAGCATTAACTACTTTACCCGTCGTAGTTCTGGCGGTATTCGTTGTAGCCGCCCAGGCGTTTGTATTATTGCCGTCTGCTCCCTGTGGGCTGCCGTATGCTGCTTGCTGCCATTCCGAATAAGATAACAAGCGCTTACCGGATTTTAAGCCCAGGTCGATAAAGTCATAGCTATTATGTCCTTCCGTTCCTGTAAGCGGTGTTGCATTGTACGCTGATTTCACGCCGCCTACTCCATTGCTGGACGCTAAGTAAATATCCACCCACAAGCCGCCACCAGCGTATACCATGCCTTCCGGGCTGCATTTCGGGCGGTGCTTTAACGTCCATACAGAACGCGGAACGATACCGGACGCTACATTAGATTCCCAGCCGCTGCCTTTCTCCGCTCCGGCAGTATTGATAGGAATAAGCTTACTACTTACCCGTCTTACCCTTCCATAATGGAAACCTCCGATTTTACGGCTTGTCTCTGCATTGTAGCCGTCCGGGTATGTACTGTTAAGACTGATTTTGTATACTTCATCCAGGTCTTCGCTGCCTGGGTCGCAAATATAAACGTAATAATCTTTTCCCACCACGAACGCACTACCAGCGTCCAGGTTTCCGGTACTAAGTACTGTAGCGTCCGTTTTGAATACTCCTGTACTTCCGACCGTAACCACACACCCAGCCGTTACCGTAAGTGACGTAAGCCCGGAAGCGGTTAAATATTCCGCCGAAGGTGTTACCAGGTCTCCAATATTTGCCATTTTCGCAACCGTGAGTTTCGCCCGCGGGTCTTTGTTAATAAAATCATTACTTAAAAATCTACTCATATCTTGCTAACACTCCTTTGATACTGTCTAATTCTCCCTGGGTAATTCCCAAAGTGTCTAAGATATTTACCGGGCTTTCTACCCCTACTTTTTCTGCTGTTGTTTCCAGGTCGGCGTTAACTCCTATTACCGTCTTCTTTTCCTCTTTTGCTTCTCCCCCGTCTTCTTCCTGGTTCTGCTGCTCAACCGCTACATGCTCTACGCTTTTAATTGTGTATTCCTTGCCTTCACACAATACCTTAGCGCCCTTTTCCGCTTCTGCCAGATAGTTAGTAGTAATGTATCTTTTGTCCTCTGAAATTTCGACCACCGGAACAAAGATATACTTTTCTTCTTCGATTCCGTTAATCACTTCCCTTAACTCTGCTGCTTCCAGTGTGCCAGCCTGTACCATTCCTAACAGGTTATAAATGTCTTTCCCTGTTCCGATTACTTTAGGCATATTCCGCATAATCTCCCGCCTTCCTTATTCCGTTGTTTCGCTTAAGTACCCGCTTCCTAAGTATGATTTATCTAACCACGCTTCTTCCGCAAAATCGTTAAGCTTATCAATATTGTTATAAATGTCCTCTATTAGTCCTTTGTAATTCTGCGCCTGGGCTGCTGCTGCCGTCGCTACCTTTACGGCTTCCTGGCTGGCTGCTGCCGCTGCCGTCGCTTCTTCCTTAACCTGGTTCGCGATTCCTATAGTATCGTTTGCCGTTTTCATAGCTGTAGCAGCTAAAATAGTCGCTTCTTCTACGGTATCTTTTGATTTTTCCACTTCTTGTAATGCGTTTATGATTGCCTTGTACTCTATCGTACTGGCTATCTTATCGCCTACGATTACCGCCGTATCTACCTTTATATTAAAAGTCCAGGAAGCTATATAGCTTTCCTTTTCGTAGACGCTTATAGCGCACTCTGCATATCCGGCGGCGGCTGTCATTTGTTCGGTAATCTCTGCTGTTATCAGATTTTCGACGTAAGTACAATCGTTTAAGATTTCTTCCCCGTCGGACTTCCTACACTCAATCCTTACTATTGCCCCTTCCGGCATTTCGTAAGGTTCGCCGTCATTCAGCAGCACTACTAACAGGTTTCGCGTTTCACTATCAAACTGTTTAACCCTTATAGTCTTTTCTACGCTGTGACGGGCGAAGTCAAATACTAGCCTTCCTACTACCACTTTGCACCGTCCTTACTCGCTCAAATAGCAATTATTTACATAAGACAAGTCTAACCAGGCTTCGCTACTTTGTCCCGCCTGTATGCTTGCATTGTCGTATAGTTCCTTAGTTAATTCGTAATAGTGTTGTGCATTTTCTCCCCCGGCTGCTGCCGCTTCCGCCGCTGCCTGGGCTTCCTGTGCTTTCGTACTGGCTGTCCCGGCTGCTGCTTCCGCTTTTCCCTGGGCTGTTTCCGCTGCCGTCTTGGCGCTGGCTGCTGCCTGTGCCTGTTTTGCTGCCGTACTGGCTGCCGTCTCTGCTTTTCCTTGGGCTGTGGCGGCTGCTGCCTTAGAGTTCTCCGCTGCCGTCTGGGCTTTCTCTGCTTTCCCCTGGGCTGCTACTGCCGCCGCCTTAGCTGTCTCTGCTGCCGTCTTAGCTGTTTCCGCTTTGCTTTGAGCGGTTACGGCTGCTGTCTTAGCGTTCTCCGCTGCCGTCTGGGCTTTCTCTGCTTTCCCTTGGGCTGCTACTGCCGCCGCTTTAGCTGTCTCTGCTGCCGTTTTGGCTGTCTCTGCTGCCGTCTGGGCGCTTTCTGCTTTTCCCTGGGCTGCTGTTGCTCCGGTCTTTGCCGTTTCTGCGGCTGCCTGGGCGCTTTCTGCCTTTCCTTGTGCCGTTACTGCTGCTGTCTTAGCTGCTTCGGCTGCCGTTTTAGCGGTCGTTGCCGTCGTCGCTGCCGTTGTTGCTGTACTGGCTGCTGTCTCTGCCTTGCCTTGGGCTGTAGTGGCGGCTGCCTTAGCGTTCTCCGCCGCCGTCTTGGCTGTCTCTGCTTCCCCCTGGGCGGTTTCCGCTGCCGCTTGCGCCGTTTCTGCCGCTGTCTGGGCGCTTTTTGCTTTCCCCTGGGCTGCTACTGCTCCGGTCTTTGCCGTTTCTGCGGCTGCCTGGGCGCTTTCTGCTGCCGCTTGCGCTGTTTCGGCTGCTCCCTGGGCTACTGCTGCTGCCTGGGCTTCTTTAGCTGCCGCGTCTGCATGTTCTCCCGCTGCCGTTGCCTGTGTTGTTGCTACTCCGGCTGCTCCCTGGGCTTCCTTCGCCTTACTTTCTGCCTGGGCTGCATATTCTCCGGCTGCTGTCTTTTCCTTTTCGCTTCCGGTCTTTGCCGCTTCTGCTGCCGCCGCGTATTCCTTAGCCGCTGTCGCCTGGGCTGCCGCTAAAGATACCTGGTTATTTGCCGCTTCTGCTGCTGTCTGGGCTTCCTGTGCCTTCGTACTGGCTGTCCCGGCTGCCGTCTCTGCTTTTCCCTGGGCTGTTTCCGCCGCTGTCTGGGCGCTGGCTGCTTCTTTCGCTGCCTTTTCCGCTACTTCCTTCGCTGCTAAAGCCTGGCTGTTTGCCCCTTCTATAGAAGCCGTCGCCCGCTGTATGCTGCTGCTTGTCTTATCAAAATAGTTTTCTAAGAAGTTCCCTAACTCTACTTCCTCGTTTTCTTTTGTTATACAATTCCATTTGATACGAATACAGCGCGCTTTTACCTCTATCTTTATTCCTTTGTGTCTACAGGTTATCGTATCGCCTACTTCTACGCTTTCCAGTTGCTTATACTCCGCATACTCTACCGTATTTGCCAATTCCACCATATTAACTGTGTAATTAACCGTAGGGTCGTCGATTCCTTTTTTATATTCCTCGTTACAGGCTTTTACAAGCGCTGCCCTTAATGCTGTTAAATTAGCGTAGCCCGTTTCCCCTTCGCTACAATCTTCCTGTAGCTTAATATCGTCAAAGTTTATTACAGCGCCTTTTACCTCTGCATAGCTTCCTATTTTGGGGCTGTCTACCCACGGTTTCGCCCCTTCCAGGACATACCCGTTATAAGCCACTGGAATAATTCTTGTTACTACGTCTTCGTCGCTTACGCTTTCTTCTATCGCTTCCAGATTATGCCCGAACTCTGCCCTTACGCCTTTGTCGCTTCCAATCTGTCGCATAATATATACGTCGTAATTATCGTACAGCCGTTCCCCGCCCCAGCGGTTTATAAAGCTGTTTTCGTCGTCGCCCGCTATTGCTTCTACTATGTTCTTCCGTACATAATAAGCCGTATTCGCTGTCGTTATATCACTGTGGGGTGTAAACTTCGTCCCGCTAAATATAATATCAAGCGCCTGTTGTCCGTTTTTGTTTGTTGGGCGTACATCAACCAGGTAGTTTCCTAAGTTGTCGTAGTATATATGCCTTGCGTATACTGTTACTTCGTCGTCGCTCTTTTCTCTTTTGTAGATTCTGAATAGCTGTTTATCTGAATATGGCGTAGGTGCTGCTATAACATTATCATTAACCAGGTATTCCCAGCGCCCCAGGTCGTCGTATTCGTGGGTTAGTTCTATCTGGCAGATTCCGTCTAACCCCCATTCAAAGATACATTCTAAGGGCGTAAGCGTTATATCTCCGTTCTTCTGGTAATTTGTATTAGTACTTCTATATACTTCTATCATAATTCCCGCCAGTTAGGGACTAACACCACCTTAAAGCCCTCTGTGTATTTAAAATTATTATCCCCTTCCTGTAAGTAAAGCCCTTCGTACTTCCCGGTAAGTGCCGCGTTGCTAATCTCATTCGCTGCGTTGTAGCATATTTCTAACTTCGTATCTATGTTTAGCTGCTCTGTCACTTCTGCCGTTACCTGGTTTCCGTTTACTTCTAAGGTTATTTCTCCATTGCCGTATATCTTATATACTGGCTGTGATTTCATGTAGGGGTTATACAGGTATTCCCCTATTTCTTTTTCGTCCTGTCCGTCTACCCGATACATATAACTTTCACAAGTGAAAACAATTTCAAATTTCCCCTTGCGCTTCGCCGTTCTTTCCGTATCACTCATTACCGCCTTTTTGACTTTATAGTAATACTCCGGGTCGTCGCTAAGTATCAGCCTGTTATCTTTCCCGCTGTACAGCCACTTTTTTACTTTTCGTAAGTCCTGCGCCCATACGTCCGGTGTCTTCGATACAAAGTTAAAGCTTATCGGTATTTCTATATCTTTGTACGTCTTCCTATCCCTGTGTAACTCCCCGTCGCGTCCTTCCACCTTAATAGTGTCGTACTCCCGTTCCGGTACAGGGATAGTAGGGCGGCTTATTACGCTTAACCCTACGTCCTTGCATGATTCGCCATTATAGAAAATGTGGAATGTTGCCCGCATTATGCCGCCCCTTTCGTCTTATCCTTATCGTTCTGGTCTTTTGTGATTCCCTTAACTACTTCTTTCTTCACTTCCTTAGCAATTACTTTTTTGTCTAAGGTCGTTGTATTTGTGGTATATACAATAACTGTAATATCCCTATCCTTTGCAATTTGCTTTGTGCTTACCTCTCCGCCGATAGTAGAAATTTTAGCCGTATTCTTTACCGCCGTTACCGGGTTAACCTCTGCCGCTACCTTAGTTGTCATGCCCTGTAATTCTTCTTTCAAGTCACTCTGTAGCGTTGGCATTTCTGCCGTAATACCTACCCCGATACCTTGCGGTATCATCTTACCTACTAAATCCCTAAATAGTCTTGACGGCGAATGAATACCTAAAGCGTCCTTTGCTCCGTCTAATAAGCTTTTTGCCAGGCTCTTAACCTTTCCGGTCAGCCAGTCCCAACCGCTGCTTATTCCGTTCCATATTCCCGAAACAATATTACTTCCTATCTCCGCCATTTTGCTAGGCAAGCTTCTTACACCGTTTACTACAGCGTCATACAATCCCTTAGCCGCTGCCGTTCCTTTCGCTGCTAACTGTAATCCCCAGTTTACTACTTGCTGTATCGCACCTAAAATAGCGTTCCAGACTTTACCAGGCATTTGTGATAATGTGGTAATTGTCTGATTCAGTAAGTTTGTGGCTGCCGTCACTGCCCGGCTTCTCATTTGTTCGCCCCAGGTTGTTACCCTCTGTACCGCGTCTATAATCGCGTTCCAGATTTTACCCGGTAACTGCTGCATGAAGCTAATCACGTTCGTTATAAGCTGTGTCGTTTTTGTCACTGCCTGGGTCTTCATGTTCTCGCCCCAGGTCGCTACCTTCTGTACTGCGTCTATAATCGCGTTCCAGATTTTGCCCGGTAACTGCTGCATGAATGTTACGACACTGTTTACAAATTCCGGTATTTTCGTCGTAGCCCAGGTGTATAAATCAATTCCGAATTTTATAATATAGCCTAAACAAAAACCGATAACGTAAGCGATTTTGTTCGGCAATTCTGAAAAGAACGTAACGACATTCGTTACAAGCTGGGTTATTCCTTCTTCTGCTGCCGTTCTAAGTCCTAACGCCCACTCGCGTATAGCGTCTACAGTACTTATAATAGCGTTCCAGATTTTGCTAGGAAGCTGCTGTAGGAATGTAACCACGCCATTAAAGGCGGCTTCGATTTTTGCTACAATATTCGCTAGAAATTCGATTACCTTTGCGAAAGAATCCGGCAGCGTCTGGGTGAAAAATTTCACGATTGCCGTTACCACAACTTCGATAGCATTTTTTATTTTTCCCCACACATTCGCGATAGCCGCCCGCGCGTCCTCGTTTGTGGCGATAAATCCGACAATAGCAGCCACCAACGTAGCGACCAATGTTACAACCAGCATAATAGGGTTAGCCGCCATAGCAGCATTTACTAACCACTGTACCGCCGCCCCTGCTGTCGCTGCCGCCTTAAAGCTTGTCAGCGCTGCTACGACCGCATTTATAACCGAAGCTACCTTAAATGCTACGAAGCCCGCACCGATTCCGGCTAATACGCTTACTATCGTTTCGCCGTTATCCGCAATCCAGCCCAGCCCTTCCAGAAGTGTAGGCAGAACAGCCGCCACTATTTCGCTTGCTTTTTCTACCATATTTCCGAAGCCTGTAGCTATCTTCTCTAATGCTCCGCTTAAGCTGCCGTCCGTTAAGTCGGTCTGTAGCTGCCCGATAACTTCCGTCACGTTTTCTACGGCGTTTGTTAGTGGTGTCTTGAATTTTTCATAGGCTGCAATTCCTAAGCCTTCCAGCCCACTTTTTAGTATTGTAACTTTTCCCTGTAGGTTGTCATTCATTGTTGCCGCCATATCCGCCGCTGCACCGTCACAGTCTGAAATATAGCCGCTTAATTCGTCGAAGCGTTCCCCGCTGTTTGCCAGCAAGGCGTTTACGCTCTTAAGGTCTACTTTATTGAAGATACTGTTAAGTACTTCTGTCTGTTCTCCCTGGGTCATTGTTCCCAGGATTCCGTTAAGGTCGTTAAAGGTTTCATTTAGCGGGCGCATGTTCCCGTTTGCGTCGAACACCTGTAAGCCCAGCGCTTCCATTTGCTTTTTAGCTTTATCTGTAGGCGCTGTAAGGCTTAGAATTACATTTCGTAACGCTGTTCCGCCTTCTGCTCCCTTTACGCCGTTATCTGCGAAAATACCTAAGACGGTATTCATTTCGACCACGCCGCCCGCCAGGTTCTTAGCAGTTCCGCCTACCGTTAGAATTGCTTCGCCTAACTGCTGTACGCTTGTATTACTTTTCTGCGAAGTCTTCGCCATTTTGTCAACGAAGCCTTCCGTCGTCCCGGCTGCGTCCCCTAGCGCGCTCATGCTATCCGTAACCATATCGGAAGCTGTCGCTAAATCCATTCCCCCGGCTGCTGCAAGGTTAAGGACTGTCGGTAACGTCTCTATAGACTTGTCCGCGTCATATCCGGCAAGTGCCATATAGTTAAGTGCTTCTGCTGCCTGTGTTGCTGAAAACTGCGTAGTTGCTCCCGCTTCCTTCGCCGCTTTCTGTAGCTTGTCAAATTCTTCACTTCCGGCTGCTATTTCCTCTGTCGTGATTCCCATAGTAGCCGCTACCTGGCTCATTCCGCTTTCAAAATCCGAACCTACGCCAACTGCTGCCGTCGCAAGTGTCTTTAAGCCATTAGCCAGGGCTTTAACGCCATTTATGATAGCGCTGGATATTAAATTAGCTTTTATAATATCGCCCAGGCTTACCGTTTTTTTCCCGGTTTCGTCCATGTTGTTTCCGGCTGCTGTTATCTCCTGTCCGAAAACCGTCCATTTCTTACCTGTGCTGTTTAATTCTTCTTCGGTTCGTTTTAGTTCTGTTTGTTGGTCTGCTAAGGCTGCCCGCGATTCATTGACTTTAATAGTATTTTTTGCTATCGCGTCTTCCTGTTTCTTAACCGCTTTTTCCGCCTTAGCGTGTTCCTCTCCTGTTTCCTCTAGCTGTGCCTTTAATTTTTTACTTTCTTCGCTGTCTTTACCTGTCGTCTTAACGCTTTCTTCGTAAGCCTTGGTAAGTTCCGCTACCTTCTCTTTTAACTTCTGCTCTTTTTCCTGTAACTCTGTAAGCTTCTGCTTCTGGTCTGCTAAATGTGACTGCTGAAGCTTAATAGCGTCCGTCTGTAGCTTTATCTTAGCCGTTAACTCCGTCTGTTTAGCCTTAAGTAAATCGGTCTGGCTGCCTAACGCCTTCGCCTGTGCCGCTTCTACTTTGTATTCGCTGGTTACAAGCTTCATTTGCGTAAGCATTGACTTCATTTGACTGGTAAACTCGCTTGTATTAGCCCCTATTCGTAGACTAGCACCAGCCATTTATATAACTTACTCCTTCGCTTGCGTTTCTCTGTCATATTCGACTTGAAATACAACGTAGTCTAAAAGGTCGCTTAAGTCCGATTCCAAACAGTCCTTATAACTGTTTCGCATATTCTTAATACATATCTGTAAAATATTATCCAGGGCGTTTCTGTACGTTTCCCATATTTCTTCCTGGGAATGTTCCTCGATATAACCATTTTCCCGGTCGTATTCGTCGAAGGCGCTACCCTGGTCTTCTACTTGCTGGCTGCCGTTCAAAAGGTCGCTTATGTTCCGTATCTTTTCATTTACGGAAGCGTCCACGATTTCAGCTACCGCCTTAAATGTACTAATAACTTCTGCTACGTCCAGTTGTTCTATTTCTTCTTCCTCTATCCTGTCATTAAACACTACTCTGATAACAGCAGAATACAGGTATAATAAGTCGTTTTCGTCTTCGGTTTTGCTTATCAACTCCATAAGCTGTATGTACCGCCTGTAAGCGTATGTCGTGATACTGTAGAAATGCTTAAGTTTCCCGCCGCATTTGATACAGGTATCAATTAAGCTTGTGAACTCAAATTTTTTTTTGCGTCTTTCGCCTGTTCTGCCAAACGCTTAATAATGTTCGCATTGATAAGCGCAAAGTTAAAAATAATCTGTGATACGTCCGCAAGTTCCGCGTTTGCTTCCTCAAAAGTAAACTGATTATCATAGATTTCTACAATCGCTTTTACCATGCGGTCTAAGTCGTCGTCTGTGTATGTCTGCTTTTCCGGTGTTACCAGGTCGTCGTATACTTCCCTAAACGCCCGGTATTTCTTTCGCCCAATTTTTCCGCTTTCGTACTCTTTACCGCCTACGGTAATAATATTTGTCTTTAAGGTCTTTGCGGTTTCCTCTGCCTGGATGTTGGTATTGTTCATAATTTCCGCGTTGATAAGTGAGAAATTAAGAATAATGCTGCTGATTTCGTCTAAGCCGTCGTCTGCTTCCTCAAAAGTGAACTGATTCCCAAACACCAGTACAATAGCTTCTATCATGCTATCTAAGTCGTCGTCGCTAAAGGTCTGCGCTTCCTTCTCTTTTCCTAACAGGATTTCGTATACTTCCGCAAATTTTCTATATTTTTCTCTTGTGATTTTTCCGCTTTCGTATTCCTTACCGTTTAAGCTGATTTTCATAATATAACCCTTTCTGTAAAGGGTGTCAGATTCTGACACCCTCTCATTTTATTAGTGTCCTGTTTCGCTTTCCGCTTTCGGCACTTCCTTATACTCCTGGACTTCGCTAAACCATGCAGCGATAGCTTCTTTTGCTGTCGTGTGTTCTTCCAGTAAGTTACTTTCGTCCACGATAAGGGCGTAAAGCTTCTTTTTTTCTCCCTCTATAGTATCTTCTTTCTTTCTGGCGTAGAAAGTGAAGGTAATCTTAATTGTTTGGGCTGTCTTTTTGTCCTTAACCGTTTCGTATGTAACGTCCGGGTGTTCCGCTTTTCCGCAATAATACCAGCTAAATTCGTACTTGCCGTTCCCCTGTTTTGCCCGGAAGCCTAACGCTACTTCTTTTGCCTTATCCCCTTCCGCTTTTGCCAGGAAGCCGTATTTATAAAGAGTATCAAACAGTAACGCATAGTCTCCCGGCGTTAATCTGTTGACCTCTAATTCAATTTCTGTTTTTTCGTATGTCTCTACGGTGTCTTCTACCTCGTCGTCGCTGTAGGTATACTCGACGCTAAAGGTATCTTTTACTGTTGCTGCGATTGCCTTAGCAAGCCTTACGGGTACGTCCGCTGCGTATACGTCTTCGTCGTTCGTTGTGACTGCTGCTACGCAAATATCCTTTAAGCCTACTAGGCGGCTTCTGGTAATGGTTTCTTTATTTTCCTTTACTGTTGCCATGTTTTAATTTTCTCCTTCCACATTCATAGAAAAGTAAAAGCGCGCTGCTTTATGGTAGATTCCTGTTTCTACTTCGTACTGGTCGTTTCCTGTAAAATAGGTAAAGCCCGCCTTTTTCAGTAGCTTCTTAACCTTCTTTTTCAGCTTAAAGCAGTCTTCTTTACTCCATATATCAACCTGTATGTAATATTCTTCGTTTTCGTTTGTGTCTTCGCTGAAATCTATATCTTCATCACTCATAAAATAAAATGTTATGTGTGTATCGTTTATATCCTGGTTATACCAGCCTTCTTCCGTGTGTACCCCTGTTATCCCTATCACTTCCGCTATAAACTCGGTTAAGTCCAGGTCTTCACTGTTGGGGTATTTCGCCAGAACTTTATTAAGCTGCTCCTTTTCTTCTTCGCTCAAAAGTGCCATGCTTATTCCCCCAGCTTTTCCTTTAATGTCTTTTCGTATTCTTCTTCTGCAATTTCCTTTAGTGCCTGGTATGTCGGTCTGGCTGCGTCTAACATAAAATGTTTAGGCTTGTGCATGGTCGTACCCCATTCATGGAATTTCATATAAAAGAACGGGGAAGTATCGCCCCTGTCCCAGCCCACCAGTTCGCCGTAGTTCCCGCTTTGCGTCGTTCCCTTCTTCGGCACATTGTCCGCCGCATGTTGCCCGGTTCTGCTGCCTTTTCTGCCGGATTTCATGGGGTTACTGCTGTACGCTTTCTTCCGTATCTGCCCTTCCGCTTCCTGTAAGCCGATTTCGCCAGCCCGTTTTATGATTTTCTTGTTTAGTGCCTTTAGTTCTGATTCTGTAGAAAGTCTTTCTATTTCCTTCTGCATTTCATTCAGTCCTAAAAACTCCATTGAAATATCAAAACTCATACTATTTCCTGTGCCTTTATCACGATTTTCCTACGGTTATACTTTCCGTAGTCTGCCGCGATAATGTTAAACACCCTTTCGCCCCATTTAACCCGGTATTCCTTTGTATTTAAGGCTTCCAGTTTTAAGCAAAACCTGGTTTCAAAATTCACTACGTTTTCTAATTTTGCTTCCAGGGCGCTATATAACTCTTTTCCGTACAGGCTCTTTACATCACACCAGCACTTATGATAGTCTTCCCAGGTTTCCACTGGTCTTCCTTTTTCTACTGTCTTTTTACGTTTTTGAATTACTAAATACATAATCACGCCCCCACATTCGCCAGCTTGTCTAATATGGTTTTTGTGATATTATCGGTTTTTGTGTTACTTCCTACCGTAGTAGAACGCACTTCGTACATATCGCTTACGATTTTCTTTAGAAGAAGGGCGGCGATTCTCCGCCCTTTTTCGTATTCTTCGTCGTTTTCATAGTTCGCCTTGTCCTTATATCCAGTGCCTACGCAACCATCTATATAGGCTTCGGCTGTCAAAATAAGCCCGCTTATTTCCTCGTCGTCTTCGTCGTAGCTTACCCTTAAATAATTCTTCGCCTGTTCAAGCGTTAATAATTCTGCTGCCATTTCCTACCCCTTCCGGGACGCATTAGGCAGCCGGGGTAAATTCTACCTTGAAGTCTGCCCTGTCGTCCAACTTCTCACAGTCAAAGCGTTCCTGTACCTTAAGCGCTGTTTCATCAGATTCAAAGAATACAGACTTATCTGTAGACACTGTGTAGCCCTTTCTTTCAAAGAACTTAACCAGTGCATACAGGTTAACCACATAAAATACTACCTTTCCGGTCGCGCTTGCTGTTACCGCTTCGTCGCTCAAAGTGATAAGCTGGCGGTTCTGGAAGTAGTCTTTACCGTTTACGGTCTTTACTAAATCCAGGTTTCTACCGTTCTTATCTTCCTGGGACTGCAAATATACATAACCTGCAAGGTTTGTGATAACTACAGTCTTTGCGCGAAGTGTCGGTAATACGCCGTCGATTACCTTTTTAACCCCGCGCCAGTCAGTAACACCTGTAGATTTGTCTACCGCGTTTGCTTCGACAATCTGTAAAATCTCGTCGTTTTCGCTGTTAACGCCCGCTTCCGCAAAATCCGGCTTAATAACATCCTGGACGATATTAACGGCTTCGTCTTCCTGTAAGTCGTTTGCAATCGGAACTAACGCACCGTAGTTCTCGATATTGTAGTTAATATCCTCTGTATTCGCTGCTTCTCCGGTTAATTTTGTTCCAGATTTGTACTTAGTAAGCTTTTTGCCGCCAATCTTTGCAAAAGGCATTTTTCCATGGTTTGAAGTTACATGTACAATGTGGCAATTTTCCTTAAGGCTCGGGAATCCCTCGCGCAATACCTGGATGTCATTTACAAACTGTTCCGGAAGGATCGCGGCGTTATTGTCGATAGTAACGGCGGCTCTTTCTTCTTCTGTAAGTGCTTCGTTGCCTTTAAGTGCAAATTTAACGGCTGCTCTTAACTCACTTACCGCGGAAGCTGTACGCTTTTCTTCTTTCTTGTGCTTCTGCCCTCTTAATTCCTCTTTTTCCTCGTCGTCTTCTGCTTCTCTTACAGCAAGCAATCTCTGTAATCTTCTTTTTTCCTCTAACGCCGCTTCTGCCTTATCCGCGTCGCGGCTTTCCAGGTAGCCGTTAATCTCCTCTGTTTTCTTTCCGATTAACTCTCTGATTTCCTGTACTGTCATTTTTTAAAACTCCTTTTCGTTTTCTTCCCTAAGCTGCATAAGCCGGGCTTCCATTTTTAATTTTTCTAATCTCTTTTCTTCTTTTGCTTCTTCTTTTACCTTCTCAAAGCTTCTGCAGCTAATTTCTGAACTGTCATAAGCGGGGAAGGTGCAAGGGCTTACTTCCAGCAGCACCGCCTTTACTACGCTTCTTTTGTAAATTTCTTCGCCTTCATGTACTACTTTACTCCACCTGTCTTCCTGGCAGATAAAGCCGAAGCTGCTACCGTCTACATCCCCGCGCTGTACGCTCTCTTTTACGTCATTTCCCCAGGTATTGTTAGGTAAATCAATGTCATACGCTAACCCTGTGGTATCTGCCGTATTGAAGCGTAAAGTATCGGTTTTTGTGCTTCCTAACGGTCTGCTTGTGTCGTGATTCCATAAGGCTTTTATCTCTTTCCCCACTTCCTTACAGCTATTTAAGCTTTCGTCGAAGCAGCCCGCCGCGATTTCCTCTAAATATTTGTCGCCCCAGCGGTCTACTATCAAAACAGGGGTATTGTATTTAACTGCATATCCGCCGATTGTCCGGCTGTCTTCTCCCTCTGCTGCCGCTCTTACTTCCAGGGCGATTCCCTGGCACTTCCGGCAGTAATTACGAATTTCCGGGCTTTCTCCTTCCGTTCCTCTATTCGTTGGCATTGCTCCCGCTCCCTTCTTCTTTTTTGCCTATGTCTTTTAGCTTCAAAACTCCGGCATTTACTATTAGTTCGTCCCCGTCCGGCAGCTTTTGGCGCTGTAGTTCTAACCTGGCTTCGTTCGGGGTATAGATTCCGTTAGAAACATAAGCACAAAGTATTTTCTGCTGTGTTTCTGCCGAAGTCCTCAAAATCACGTTCGTATTAAAACGCGCTTTGTAGCCCTTGTCCCGTTTCTCTTTTGTTAATGCGCTCCATGTAGTTTCCTGTTCTATGGATTCAAACAGTATTAACAGTGTGTCAATTAAAAAGCTTAATTGCTGCTGTTCCAGGGAATTATTATTAGCGTCCTTAAGGTCGTTAAGCTGGTGCATTTTGATACCAAAAAGCGCCGCTATCTGGCTTATAGACATTCTTCTAATCTGTTCGTACTGCGCGTCCGCCAGTGACAAATTGATAGGCTGCACACTAAAGCCCGCCGGGACTGTAAAAATACGTTTTCCTTTGCTGTAAAGCCGCCCGAATTTCTCTTGTGTCTTCCTTAACTCTTTTTCGTCCTTTATGTCAGACGTAAGCTGTACTACCAGCTTATTAGTAAGCCCGTTATCGTACAGCGTATTAAGGTAATTCTGCGCCTTAATCTGTCCTTCTATCGTGCCTTTCACAATTTCCCTAATCGGTTTTGTGTTGATTCCGTCCATTGTAAAGCCCTTGAATATAAGCAAGTCTTCATAAAAGCCGGAATCTGTAAAGCTGCTGCCTACAATCCTGTAATCTACTAAAGCCTTGTGCCTAAGCTTCGATTTTAATAACCCCGCGTCGTCTACCGTGATTCCTTCCACCGTACACGGGTACAGCGCTTCTATTTCTCCGTTTCTTCCGTACTGCTTCGCAATCGCGCTAATACCTTCGTGCTGCCTGGTGGCTTCTACCGCCTTCCACATGTCAATAGCTGTCATGTATGGGTTAGGGCGAAGGCTTAACAGTTCGTTTAGTCTTTCTTCTGTTGCCCTTCTTATTCCGTTTTCTGTGTCTTGCACCAGGTAAAGCGGCGTTTTTGCTACCGCTTCCGATAACTGCTTAATACATGTAAAGTACGTCGCTTCCCTCATAGCTGCCGCTGGCTGCTCTGAATCTATCCCGAATACCTTTAGGAATATCTTTTCTTCATCCGTAAGCGTTATGCTATCGGTCGTTTCTTCCCTCTTTTCTAAAAAATCTAAAAACATTACTTCTTACCACTCCTAACCAGCATAACCGCCGCTACCAGCATTTCGCCGCTTAGTAGATATAACCCCGCGTGTTTGCTTATGTCATACGTTACCGCAAAAGCAATAACCAGGGCTGCCACTAATAGCGCGTCTGCGACTATTAACCTTTTATTTTTTATCTGTTTTATTCTCTTAAGCATTTTCTACCTTCTTTACATAGCGTCCAGGTATTCAACCGGGTTATAATGTTCAATACCGTTTTCTTCGATACACAATAGCAAGCCCATAAGCATAGCTATAATGCCGTCTATCTTAAATTTCGATTTCTTCTTACTGTACTTCACGCCTAACATTTCGTCGTAAACCGCTATACAGTTCTTAGCCATGAACCGGAAGCACTCATTTTCTGCTATGATGATTCTTTCATCTACTAACAGGTTTTCAAAATCATTTATAACCTGTGTCATGGTCTTCGTTCCCTGTCCTAACGGTATTACTTCCCAGCGGTCTTCCAGCCTGTTAATAATCGTCTGGCTTCCCCACTGGTCGAAGCCTATTTGTTCTATCCTGTACGTTTCGTCCAGTTCCGTAGCATGGTCTAAAAACCTATCGAAGTTTATGTATTTTCCGTCAAGCGCTATTAAATCGCCTTTCTTTATCCAGTATTCATAAGGGTTATTATCCTTATGCTGTCTGTATGCTACGGTTTCTTTCGGTGTGTACAGATACGGAACGACTATAAAGCGCCCCGTAGTTTCTTCGTAGAATACCAGGACAAAGCCCGTAATATCGTTCTTGCTGGATAAATCCAGCCCGCCCCAGCACTTCCAGCCTTTTAAGTCTTCTGTATCTACCTTTTTCGTGCATGTGTCCCATAAATCCATATTGATAGCGCCTTTTTCATGGTCTAATGCTACATGTTGGTTTAGGAACATTCTTCTAAACATGTTTTCCTGTAGTGGCATTAGCCTAATGCGCTTTGCATAGTTCGCCAGGTCTTCCAGTTTCCTAAATACTCCTAATGCTGGGTTTGATTTATACCACTGGGCTTCGTCCTCTACGTTACAGTCTTTGTCTGCTTCATATATCCGGTAATAAAAGCTAGGGTCGTTTACCTCTCCGGCTTCTATCTTTTTCGCCATTGTGTAAAGCTGCATTTCCGGGTTTGCTGGGTCTTCCCCGCTGGAAGCTGTCGTAATTGTCATTATTAACGGTTCATCCCATGCACCTTGTCCGGTTCTAAGCTTTCCGTACATTTCGTCGTTTTTTGCCTGGTGTATCTCGTCCAGGACTGCCACATAGTCGTTAAAACTGTCCGCATTATCCGCGTCAGAAGACAGTACCATAAGTTTATTACCGTTGTCCTTCCGTACAATGGTTTTTGTACTGCTCGTTATCTTGCAGTACCGCCTTAAGGTCTTATTTGTCTTTATGAAATGTTCTACAGTTGCGTATAATTCCCCCGCCTGTTTCGTCGTATTTGCTGTTAAAATAAAAAGCGCGCCGAAGATATGCCGCTGACAGAAGAACAAATACACTACAATGATTGCCGCTAAGAATGATTTACCATTTTTTCGCGGTATGTTTATATGTGCTTCTCTATGTTTGCGCTTGCCGTCGCTTCTTCTCTTTACACAAAGAATTTCGGTTATAATCTCAAACTGAAATTCTAGTAATTCAAATTGTCGGCTTGCGCCCCTGTCATTAGTCAACTTCGACACGAACTTAAATACTTTCGTTGCTTCTTCAACGTCGTAATAATATTCTTCGTTGTCCCACTTCTTTTGTAACTTTTCCAACCAGGAAGCTAATAGCAGTTCCTTTTTAATCATGCGCTACCATTCCGTCTAATTCCGGGTCTATGCCGCTCTCCGAAGCGTTCCCGGCTTCCTTCATCCGCTGCCGCGCCGCCGGGGTTAACCCCAATTCCTTAGCCCATGCCCTTAATTCTGTTTGCGCTTTGTTTGCTATGCTTACTTCTGGTCGTTGCTGCTCGTAGCCGTTGTCCCCAACAAGCATACTGTAGCCCTTTTCGTCTATAATCTGTTCGCACCGCTGCCACTTTGCATAATTGATACAATAGGCTTCCAGTGCCTTTAAGTCTTTGTCTGTAAAATCTTTTCCTTCTTCCGCTAAAATCTTGGCTACTCTGCGCCATTCCTTTTTAGCGGTATTATTTAACCACTTCGGGCATGGTTTAGGCTTATTTTTTTCTTTTTCATTTTCTTCTTTTGCCATGCTTCCACCTCATGCACTCCCCCCCTATAGTAAAAATTGCCGTTTTTTTTCAAGCAAAGTTGAACTCGGGACTTTTATTTTATGTTTTTAAATTTTTATATCCCCCCTGTCGGAACGAACTCCCTATAGAACTGTTCTAACATTTCGTATAAAATCTTTTGCATTTTCTTCTTTGCCTTATAGCTGCGGTCATACTCCTTGTGTATGCGCCTATGGTTCGCTTCGCTTAGTCCTATCACGTTCGCCGCGTCCAGTCTTCTAGCCCAGGCTTCCGTTATCTCTTGTATGTGGTGGTAGTTCTCCGCGTCTATAATTCTTCCAGTCGTATAGTATTCGTAAATGTCTATGCCTAGCTGTGCTGCTGCCTGGGCGGCTCTGAACTGCTCCCAGGCTTTGCTATTATAAAACTGCTGCCGCCTGGCTTCCTGTTCGTCCCTCATGCGGCGCTGCTTATATTCTCTGTACTTCTTCCTGTCCGTTTCTCTGTGCTTATCACAGTACTTAACCCCGGCTTCTACTACCTTGTGACAGCCTGGATAACTGCATAACTTCTTTATCATGTGCCGCCCTTCTTTCGGTTAGCGCTGCCCTGGATTTCATGCAGCGCCGGAGGTTTAGGACAAACAAAAAAGAAGAACCAGACAAAGGGGTCGTTACCTCTGTCTAATTCTTCTTGTGTTTGTTCCTTAATATTACCATAAAGTTTTTATAGTTTCAACCGCTTTTATTTGATTTACCCATATACTTTTAAGAGTTTTAGGGTAGGAAAAAGGCTACCAGCCGTAGCCGATAGCCTATATATGTTACAGTGCCAGCTTATATAATACCAACTGATTAAGGCTTACGCCTTCTTCCTCTGCCTGGATTGCTAACCGCTGGTGTAATGATTTCGGAAGTCGTACATTAAACTTCCCGCTATAGTTCTCTGTTCTTTCCGGCAGCGGGATAGGTAAGTTATTTTCTAACTTAACCTCTAAATATCCTTCCATAGCTTCGTTAAGATTTTCGTACAATTCTTCCAACGTATCGCCTGTACTCTGGCAGCCGTCCAGTTCTAAGATTTTCCCGTAAAAATAATGCCCGCTTTCGTCGTTCATTTCCTTTACGATTCTTGTATACGGCAGTTCCATATAATCCTTTACTTCCATTATGTCCTACTCCTTTCTATTGCTCTTTTATATTATATCCAGGTTAGGGGATTTACTCCCCTATCCTGTTAAGTATGTCTACTATGTACGCCTTCTTTAATGGGCTTTCCTGTTTGATTGTGGTAAGGTCGCCTGTCTCTTTGTTCAAGTACTGTTTGTGGCTTCCTTTCTGTCTTACTCCTTCGTAGCCGTAAGCCCTTAGTACTTTGTCAGCTTCTTCGGGGCGTATGCCGTTCGGCTGTCTTTTCATTTTTTCAATTATCTTTTCTACGCTTGGCACTTGGTTTATCTCCTTTCTGATATTATAGTACCATATTTAGTACTATAAGTCAATTCTTTTTTGCATGTTTTTTATACTTTCTTCTGGTACAAAGTCCATGCAATCGCCGCCAGTTATTAGACTTGTCCGTATTTGCTGCTGCCAACTGCTGCCGCTTCCGGCTTCGTTCTAATTGTTTCTTTCTGTCTCTTATGGACTGCTGCCGTAGGCGTTTCTTTGCCTGTTCGCTCCCCATAGCTTCCGCCATTCTTTTATAAAACTCTGAAAAACTGTTTACAATCTGTCTTCCCGCTTCCTGTATTGCTTTCGCTATGCGTCCGAACGCTTCTACTACTGCGTTCCATTCTTCCGGCGTTCCCTTCCATTCTTTCGGTACTTCTGTCATTACTTCCCCTTTCCTTCTATCACTGTAAGGTTTATCGGCTCTATCATATCTTCCAGCAGTACATAATATGGCTTTTTGTTTCCTGGCGCTGCTTTCAGATTCACATAGGGGAAGTGTACGAAGTACGCCAGTATTTCCATATCCGGGATATTCCGAACTTCTTTAACCGTTCCAATCTTCCCCAGGATATGCTTAATATGCTTCTGCTTAACGCCCACTTCCTTAAGCCTGGCTTCTGTGCATGTTACCCGTACTTTCTGCCCTTTTCTTATCTCCATTTCCTTTTACCCCTTTATGTGTTATTACATATCCGCTATCTGTTTCTATCGCTTCTTTGCTGCATAGAAACGGCTTATTCTGTAAATCGTCTACTATTTTCTTGACATCCTTTATATCCATTTTTTAAATCCAGCTTTCTACTACGCTTTTATGGTCTTCCTTGCTTCTCGCAAAAGGCAGCATAGCCGGGAAGCGCCTTGTAATATCTTCCCGGATTTCTTCTGCTGTGTTCCTTGTAATGATAATATTTGTAGGTGCTGTCCCTTCAAATAGCCTAGCTACATACTTGTCCGGGTAGTCGTCCGGTTTATTGAACACACATATAATAGGCTGCTTTAATTCGCTTGTGTCTATCTCTGTAAAGCTTTTTACTTCTGTCGTTTTCATTCTTCCCCGCCCTTTCTTGCTGCCAGTTCACAGTTAATAACGATTTCCTGTAAATTATAAAAATCGTCTTCGCTGATATATTCCCTTAAGTTGAATAAATCCGCTGTAAGAATCGCTGTAGCTTCCGGTATATCTACCGCTTCGTCGTCTGCTCCCGCCTGGCTTTCATCTGCTCCCGCTTCCGGCTCATTCATAGCACCCGCAAGCCCTTGTTTTTCCTGGCTTTTCGGTTCTTTCGTAGTGTCAGATTCTGACACCTTTTTAGACGTTTTCTTAATTGTGTTTTTCAGTGTTTCCACTACTCCAAAATATCCGGCTTCTAACATAGCTTCCAGCAGTTCCATTAAATCATAGTCCCTAAGATAGTCTGTATACTGCCTATCGTCTCTTTCCAGGTGGAAGCCCCGGTTATCGAAGTACACCGTATAGCCTTCGCCTTCATGTTTAAAGTTAAAGCTTGTCTTCCCTGGTGCATACTTACCGTCTTCATAGCAAAGCTTCTTTCTGTAGTTCTCAATGATATTTAACAGGGCGTTAATTCCTCTGCTGCCTTTGTAGGATTCTATGAAGTCCTTACTAAACGCCCCGGAATGAAGGATAGCGGTAATATAGCAGCTATACGGAAGCCCTCTGGGCGTATAATCTGGATTTAATACACCGTCAATTTTAAAATGTGCTGTATCGGTCTTTATACTACGCCCGCCTGTTACTTCCGGGTAGTCGTCTAAATCCTGCTGCCCGCTTACCTGTTTTTCCGTTGTCTTTTCCTCTGCTGGGTACAGTCCGTTAATCATTTGTACAAAGCGCGTCCAGGTTATTTCCTCTGAATGGTCTAATCTTACGCCCCTTAAGCTGCAATCATAGTCTACGCCGTGATTATATCCGCCCGCGTGGCTTCTTCCCAGGTGTTCTATACATGCTTCCTTAAGCTTGCTTCTGTCTCCGTCATACTGCTTTACATGGGCTTCATAGAATCTCTTTACGGCTTCCGGTGTCGGCTCTTTTTTCTTCTTTTCTTCCTCTACCATTTTCTTAACTTCGCCGCTTAACATTTCCCCGGATTCAATTACTTCTTTCTGCTTATCCTCTGAAAGCCTGGAAGTTTCGTAAGCCGTGGTAAAATTCATTTTGCCATTCTTAAAGGCTTCCTTTCCTTCCTCGCACAAATTATTAGTAATACTTTCCATTTGTGCCGCTTTTCCGGTCGATACGCCTACAGCGCTTGCTATGTAATCGCGCATTTTGCCCTCTATCTGTACTTCCCCGGATTCCTTCGCCGCAATCAGATACTTCTTAAACTCTGCTACCCCTTCCGTTAACTCCCAATCGCTTAAGCGTCTGCTAAAGATATTCGCGCTATGCAGCGTAAGCATAAACATAGCTTCGGACATTTCCTTTATTTTGCAGTCAATCAGCTTAAAGCTGTCGTGTCCACGTTCGATATTAAGGACTGCTGCCGCCGTTCTTCTGTGTCCTACTATAATTCTGTCCTGTCCCGCTACCCGTCCTACTATAACTTCCTGTAGCTGCCCCACCAGTAACATATTGTCCGCCAGTTCCTCTATATCTTCCTGGGCGTACTTATTATGCTCGCTGGGAATCAGTGTACGCGGGTCTAACTTTATCTTCCGGTATTCCTCTGTAAATATAATGCCCTGTCGGCTGTTCTGGTTCAGTCTGTCGCCTACTCCTAATCTACCCATTATTTACCCTTCCTTTCTTGTTAATCTTATATATTCTGCTGCCAGGCTCTTATAGTCCCTTGTCGCCGCGCTCCTGGGTGTTGTCTCTATAAGGCTCTTTCGCTTCTCATACGTCCAGTCTACAACCTTCTTACTGTAGCGAATATGTGTATTAAAGGTGCTGTACTCGCTTTTCTGTAAGGCTTCTTCGCCCTTCACTACGCTTATGTCGTTCGTAAACATAGTAACCAGGCATTTAACCAGGGATAAGCCTGGGTTATACGGTCTAATTTCCTCTATAACCTCTGTCAGTTCTTCCATTCCGTCTAAGGCGTTCTTATCTGCCTTAATCGGTATAATAACGTCGTCTGCTGCTGCCAGGGCGTTAAGTACATTGATTCCGACACCAGGCGGGCAGTCAATTAAACAATAGTCGTACTGTTCTTCCACCTGGTCTAATACATCCTTCAATCTTACAATCTGGTTCGCTTCCTGGTCTAACATAAGGTCTACTGCTGCCGCGTCCATATTCATATTAGCCGGGATAATGTCAAGCCCTACGCGTCCACTGCTGCGTATTACGTCTTCTGCCATTGTATCTGTATCGCGTAAGACGTTTTCCATGCTCTTATAATCATAACTATGTACCCCGAAGAACTTACTTACGTTCGCCTGTATATCGTTATCCACCAGCAAAACCCGGTATTTATAGACTGTCGCCATAATCAAAGCCAGGTTTATAGCTGTTGTACTTTTTCCTACTCCGCCTTTCAAGTTAACTATTGCTGCTGTCCTCATATTCCTAAACCTTCCTTTCCCTTAATATGGTTCGATTCCCAAAATACAGTAACCCGGTTCGATTCCTGGGTACTTATCTAAGAAATAAATGATATTTACCCTCTGTTCTCTCCCCGTGAGTACTCCTAAGTCTTTGTCGTACTCCCTTAGTACTATATCGTCGCCCGCTCTGTAGTCCCGGTCGTTCTTTCTTACTTCAAAAGACTTATAACCTTCTTCTACATCCTTGTAAAACTCCTTTTCGCATTTGATATAATGTGTTTTCGCGTCTTCCTCTGCTGCAATTCCAAAAAATAGCCAGCTATCCAGCCATTTTCCTACCTTTTCTGCTAATTCTCTTATTTTTCCCATTCCTAAACCGTCCTTTCTGCGGCAGCAGTCTTAATAAACGCTGCCGCTGTTGCATTGTTTACAGTTACCTTCGTGATATACTTTTTTCCTTGCCTTCGACCAAAGAAGTAGGCGCTTTATCTTTTGTTACTCTTTTCTTCCTAAGCAGCCCATATTATCGCAAGCCCTACAATCCGTCCCGCAAAATCCTATAAACCGCTTCGCATTTACCCGGTCTGTAAGTTTTGCCTTTTCTGCCGGGTATGTATCGCTTTTAATATCCAGGTTTTCGATAGTTCCGCACAGATACGCCTTAATTACTTCTATAGCAGCGTCTGAACCATACACTATAACAGCCTTTCCGCCGATTCTGTTAATTGTGTCGATAAAGGTAAGCTGTTCTTCTGTTGCTTTGTTACTCCCTACCTTTAATTCGATATACAGATTATTAAAACCGCCTGCTGCATACGGTAAGCATATATCGCATACACCCGGCTTCATTCCCTGGCGCTTTAGGTCTGCCCCGGCTCTTGTGCTTCGCTTTCCTTCGTTGGCTGCATGATACATAGCCTTAAGTACCGGGGTTTGTGACTGCTCCCAGCGCGCCCAATCGAAAACGGCGGCTTGTGCCTGGGCTTCGCTTTCTCTACGCTCCATACTCTAACACCCTTTCCGCTGCTCCCTGGGCTGCCTGGGCGGCTGCTTCTGCTGCCGTTTCCAGTTCAACGCTTAAGCATTTCCCTTTTGCGCTTAATATAATTGCCTTCTTCATACAGCCGTTATCACTGTAATTTCTACAGGTTTTCATACCACACACTACGTTAGTACTGCTCATTGTCCTTATCCTTTCCCGTTATTTTCTCTGCCAGCATTAAGACATTGCCGTCTCTGCCTTAAGCTGCTGCTTTGCCTTCTCTGGTGTCTCTGCTATGTACTGCCCTACGGCTTTCGTAATTTCTTCTACCGCTAAAGCTGTTAATGCTCCGTCGGCTTCGTATTTCTTTAATACCGTATCTAAAGCCTGTCCCGCTAAGGCGATACCATTAACTAAGCCTTCTTCGTAGCCATTGTTATAACTTCGGTCTGTTACCCTGGATAAGTAGCCGTCTAACTCCTGGCGGCTCATTCTCTTAATGCGTCTTGCCGTCTCTCTGTCGATTCCTAAAGTTTTTCCCATTCTAATTCCGTTTCCTTCCATGTCTGATTGATTCTTACGAACGTATAAGTAAAGAACGTGTAGCCTGTCTTTTCGTGTATACCTTCCCTAACGCTGTCGCCGTCCAGGCAATACGATTTTTCCAGCTTCTTAGGCAGTCTGGCTATTCTGTTGTACCAGCCCTTATCCTTTATCGGTTCTTTTCTTAAGATTGTCGGTTTTCTTAGGTTCTTAGAACTATTCCAGCGCTTGCCCTGTAAAGCGTCCGGGTCTTTTAACATGCCGTCGCTTTGCTTTATCAGATACGACGCTAATTTAGCATACTGCCCGGATTCATCAAGGGGGTTAAAATGTGTCCGCCCTCTACCCTTCCAGGCTTTCGTTATTGCCCGCTGGCTTACTTCGTCTGGTGTATTTATAACTAAGTGATGATGTAACGCTCCCTTCTTACCGATTTCCATAACATGTATATACTTAAATACCAGTCCCAGGGATTTATACAGCTTCCGCATTTCCTTTAAGAAGTCGTCCGCGTCTGCTCTCATTTCCTTCTTTCCGGCTGGACGTTCACTAAGCTTATAATCTAATACTAAGTGTGTGTCCCCTTCCTGGAAGTTCTCGTTTATCAGTCTCCTTAGCTTTTTCTCTGCTGCTCTTTTATTTACTTTCTTTTGTTCCTCTGTCGTAAGCTCTTTCTTATCTCCCCGCTTCACTCCCTTCTTGTTAAATCTGCTGCTATAATACTTAGATACCTCTATGGTATTTCCAGCCTTCACTACCTCTATGATGTACGGCATATACTAACCCACCCTATCGTTAATACTTTTATCAAGCCATAAAAGGGGCGGAAACCCCTGGAAAAATAAGCTTTTTCGTTGACTTCCGCCGTACAATCTGATATACTTATTTATGTGAGTAAGTACAGAATGTACGGCAAAGCCGCTAGATTATTTCCCGATAGTCTAGCGGCTGTTTTATTGTCTTTTTTGGCTTTCTTCGGGTGTGCGTATTTTCTGCCGTTAAGCAGTTTCTTCTTTCTTCTGTGCTTCGTATTTGTTTACGGACAGTTCGTAGCACATTCTAGGCTCTTTTCCCCTGTCCCCTAAGTCTTTTATATATTCGCGGCTCTGTAAGCGCCCTACGGCTTCGATACAGTCCCCTACATGCAGCTTTTCCGTTGCCCTGGTGGCTGTGCCGTTCCACATAATAGACGGGATATAATCGCTTAACTGGCTTCCGTCCTCTCTGTGTACCGCTAATAACAGGTCTGCAATCAGCAGCCCGCGCGGCGTCTCTCTAATGGGTACTTCTTTGCACAGGAAACCCGTAATAACTACCTGGTTCGTGATTCCCTTGTAATCGTCGTCTTCCTGGATAGAAAACGCCCTTACGGAAATATCCAGCTTGTCCTTAATGTTCCTAGTTCTGATTTCTCCGGTAATAAGAAGCTGCGCGCCTACTACTTCCCCTTTTTCGTCAATGTCTGCCAGGGCGTTATAGGCTGCTGTATCTTCTTCTACTACAATGGGTAAAATATCAATGATTCCGCTTTCCCGCTGCACTGCAATATTAAACTTGTAGTACTCCGTTCCTTTTTTGTCTACGCTTGCCTGTTGTGGGTAGTCCAGGACTTCCCCGTACAGTGAAATAAAATTGTTCATGCTCTCCTACTCCTTTTCCTTCTCTTTCCAGTAATATTCCTTTGTTTCTCCGCCGCTTTTAATGGTAATCGTTCCCCATGCGTCGCCGTTTCCGGTAATCTCTGCGCTTTTCTGTACTGCTGCCGCCTGGGCTTCCTGTACTTTTATGCTGCTTTCCGTCAGTGCTGCCACTGTAAAAAGGACAAGGGCTACCACTGCTATAACTGCTGCCAGGCGCTTATTTTCCTTCCGGTTCGCTCCCATACATCCCAAAAGAGAACATACGGTAATTGCTGCTAAGAAAATTTTTAAAAACATCTTTAATACTCCTTCCACTTTTCTCTAAACTTTTCCAGGCGCTTATTAAAAGCTTCCTGGTTATGCTCCCGCCCTGGCTGCTCCGGCTTCGGTGTTCCTGGGCGCTTTCTAAGTTCCGGTCGTTCTGCTGCCGTAAGCACAATCGTATTATTTGTGTAAAAATCTACTAAGTGCTGCTGCCCGCATACCTCACAGGTGTTAACTACATTGTCTTTCAGATTCAGCAAGCGGCTGTTACACTTAAGGCAGTTCCGCGCCTTCTTATTCCCCTTGCTGGCAATTCTCTTTAATATCAACTTTTCTTCGTCCCTTCTTCTGTGTCTCTTTTTGCTAATACCATTTTGGTAGCGATATAAAGCGCCTTCTGTGTTACTTCGTCCAGCCCTTCAAGAAGTAAGTTAGCTTCTTCGGCTCTTGCCTTTTTGTGTTCCATGTTCTCAACCACTGCCGCTGTCATATTAACAGCCCCCTTTCTTCCTTCTGTTCGCTGCCAGGCAGCCCCGGAACAATCGTTCTATCGTTTCTTCCTGGCTGCTCAAGCCTACCTTCTGCCCGGTATACGGTACACACGAAATAACCTTAGATTCTGCCGTAGTACAGTTTCTACGGGCTTCGTTCTCATTTCGCGCCGGGACTAACCGGGTCTGCCTTCTGCCTAATGTTTCTACTTCTACTACAAATTTCTTCACTGTTTTTCACTCCTACTTTTTATGTAATTTTCTACCGCTTCCGTCGCCCGCTTATAACATTCCGTTTCGCTTTCCTCTTTTATTTTGCAAATACTACGGGTTTTCTGTTCTCCCCGGTATTCCCAGATTTCTATTAAGCCGTCGTCGTATAAGCTAAAGCGGCTGTGCATACGCAAGTTGCTAACCCTCTGCGCTTGCCTGTACACTCTATAGAATTTGCTAATCGCTATTCTGCGGTCTTCTTCTTTGCTGTTCGTCTTATACGCTCCCTTCCTTTCTTCATGCCTTTTAATACCAGGCTTAAAACCTTACATGCTATTACTGTCGCTGCCAGTAAAATAAAACATGCTGCCATTGTTACCAGAATAATAAATACTTTCACGCTCAATTCTTTGATACCTCTAAACAAGGGCTTATTAAGACTGCTGCCACAGTCTGTTATCTTTTGTTTCTTAAGGCTGCTATTTCTGCCTTAATGTCTTTTCCGGTGTAATCAGCTAAAAGCTTTTCGCTTATCTGATACGCCCAGGACGAAGAACCCGGAAGCTGTATAGCTATTCCTATGTTTAGCTTCCCTTGCTGCATAGCCACCCGGACAAACTGCGGCGATACTCCTAAAATGTCCGCTGCTTCCGCTGGCTTTATGTTGTTATCCCTCAATTTATCCCGCCTTTCTTGTGTATTCGCCTTCTGCATTTACCCAGGCTTAGGACTGGCTACCGTTGGTAGGCTGCATTACGCTTTTTCTTTGTTCTTTTTCGTGGTATAATTATCAAAAAACTTAAGGGGGTTTACCATGAAACACATTTCATATTCTTTTAGCAATTCTGATATAGAAGCTATCACTTTTGCCCTTACTATCCTTCCGTCCCTGGGTATCGAAGAAACAGAAGCCCAGTCAGCTATTAACTATCAGTGCTGTTGTTCTGCTGGCAAAAAGCTTCTTAAGCACGATACCAACATAGCGCCTAATGAATTTCGCGTTATCCTGGCTTCCCTTCAAGCCGTCCAGCTTATCAACCAGGGCGAACTTGAAGTAGACCAGGAAACAAAGCAGAAATGCAGCAGCTACTTATTTACTGTCAATAAGCTTGTGTCTGTCTTTGATAAGCAAATGTCATAGTTTACGCTTACTGCAATTTCATTTTCAAAATTACTATTAGCAAGCTGCCGAAGTCTTTCGGCGGCTTCTTTTCTGTCTGGCGGCATTTTCCCACGCTCCTTCCCGGCTTGTTTTACCGTGTAGGCGCTTTTTCTCATTAAAAAAGCTGCTTAAAAACCTGTTAACCTTCCATACGCTCTATAGCTGGCGTAACCGCTGCTATTTTTTCACAGTATGCAGTATCAGCTATTAGCTTGCTTCCTCTGCTGCAAGGTAGCCACCCTTGCCACTAATGCGCCGTGTGGGATTTGAACCCACGACTTACCGCTTATGAGGCGGTCGCTCTAACCACTGAACTAACGGCACTTGCCGGGCGGCTGCTGCCGCCCTGGTACTTTATTTCTTATATTTTTTTAAACGTACATTCTTTAACAGGTCGTCCCAGTCTTCTTCGTCCCAATCCGGTAACTGCTCCCCCAGAAGGCTTTTAATATAACTGGAATCCTCTAACTGTTCGTCTGTAAGGTCTGCTGCAAGGTCTTTTACCATGTTTGCATATTCTACTAACGCACCCGCCAGGTCTTCGCCTATGCTCTCAACTACTTCTTTCGCTACCTTTTCTGCTATAATCTCTTTTGCTCTGTCCTCGCTCATTTTCTTTTCTTCCTTTCGTCGTTGGTGTATAATCTTGTTAAGCAATTTTTAGTTGCTAATCCTTCAAGTGAAAGGGGGTGTGCATTATGAGCGACACCAGCCCAATCACTAAAGAAGAACTGCTTACCGCTATTACTTCTGCCCTGGCTGTTATCCGTCCAGAATTTGACGACCCAGCTTATAGCGCGGTTATCAAATTTGCCGAAGAACTGGAAACCCAGATTATGAAGCTGTAGTAAGCACAGTCACTAAAGATAGCCTGGAAAGTCGTCGTATTAAGGGTACGGCGGCTTTTCTCTTTGTTAACTGTGTCTACATTATAGTTGAATGTTTTTACTCTGTCAACATTTTTTAAATAAAAAGTTGAATTATTTTACTTTTTGTGTTATCTTCTAATTACAGATAATTAAGAAAGGGGGTTTTGCTTTGAACGAACGCGTAAAAGCAGTTAGAAAGCATGAAAATGTAAACCTTAGTCAAGAAGCTTTCGGTAATCGTATCGGACTTACGAAGGCTGCTATAAGCAAAATTGAAAAAGGCGTTTCCAAAATGTCCGAACAAACTATTTTATCTATTTGTCGGGAATTTAATGTTAATGAAGACTGGCTTAGAACCGGAAAAGGTAATATGTTTAGTCCTATGTCCGAAGACGAAGAATTAGATAATTACATAGGTCGCATATCCGGCGGCGAAGATAAGTTTAAAAAGAATCTGCTTAAGGCTCTTTGTAAGCTTACGGATGAAGAATGGAACGTGCTTAAGAAAATCATTGCAGAAATGAAAGAAGGGTAGACGCTATTTACGTCCACCCTTCAACCCCAGGATATAAAAGTATATCTTCCTTAACAATCTTTCTTCCTGGATAGTATCTATAAGGTTGTGCAGCTTCTCACGCATTATAGTTAAGCCCCCCTTCCCTAGTGCTACCCATTATAAAAGATTTTGCCCGGCTTGTCTTATATTCTAAAAACATTTCCAGAATCTTGGAAATATTTTTACCGCCAGGGCTTCAAAGGTTTTACTATGGTATACTTACTTATATTCTGATTCGTACAGGTCGCTAATGCGGCAGCCTAACCCCTTGGCTATCTTTTCCAGGTTAGCCAGTGTAGGCGAAGTCTTCCCGTTTTCAATATTGTTAAGCGTGGATTTACTTACACCTGTTACGGCTGCTACAGCTTCCAGCTTTAAGCCTTTAGCTGTACGGATTTCCCATAACTTAATAATTACCATAATCTACCAGCCTTTCCGCGTGATAGATTCATGGTACTAAAATAGTAAGAAGGTGCTAATTATGGTCGAATATGACGGATATGATATTAACGAATACTATTTTGAATATCCTGTAAATGCCGCTGGTTATCTTACAATGTGCGTTTGCATTTCTAATAATTGTATTAACTGTCCGCATTGCAGATACTGCATAGCTTCCGAACTGCCGGAAGGGCGCTGGATATTAAACGAAAGATAATTTTTATACACCGCTTTAGCCTGGCTGCCACCAGATTAAAGCATAATAAAAAGCCGCCCCAGGCTGCCACCCGGAACGGCTCACGCGATACCTATAAACAAGGGCTTATAGATAATCTCAACGCACATACGATTATACCATAAGCCTAACGATTTAGAAAGGGGCTTATTTTTTATACCCTTTTTTAGAAAGGCTGTGATTATATGCTTATTAAATGCCCGGAATGTAACAGGGAAATTAGCAGCGCTGCCGCCTGCTGCCCTGGCTGTGGCTATCCCATTAACACCCCGCCGAAGCCTAAGAAGCAATCGAAGAAGAAAGGCGGCGGCTCTAAGCTACCGAACGGCTACGGCTCTGTATATAAGCTATCCGGCAATCGCCGTAAACCCTGGGTAGCTGCTAAAACTTTCGGCTGGATTCTGGACGAAGAAAAAGGAACGGCAAAACAGGTACAACGCCCTATAGGTTACTTCCCTACGAAGTCGGAAGCCCTGGACGCGCTGGCGAACTATAACGAAAATCCTTACGATATTGACGTACACAATATCACTTTTGAAGAAGTTTATAATAAATGGTCTGCCGAATACTTCCCCACCCTTAAGAGTAAGTCCAGCGCCCGCACCGTGATAGCTGCTTACAAATACTGCAAGCCTATCTATTCTATGCGTATGCGTGATATAAGGGTAAACCACTTAGAACAGACCATAAAGGACGCTACCGTAGGCGATAGCACTAAGGCGCGCATGAAAAGCCTTTTTAACCTTATGTACCGCTATGCTATGAAGCATGAAATAGTAGACAAAGACTACGCCGCCCTGTGTGACGGCGTGAAGAAGCCTAAGCCGACTATAGAACGTATACCATTTTCCCAGGAAGAAATAAAAACCCTGTGGGATAATATAGACTTCCCTTTTACGGATATGGTCTTAATCGGTATTTACTCCGGCTGGCGACCGCAAGAACTGGCGATATTGAAACTTGCAAACGTGGACTTAGAAGCCCGTACCTTTACAGGCGGTCTTAAGACAGAAGCCGGGATAGACAGGGTAGTACCGATACACCCGCTTATTTTCTCCCTGGTGGAAGCAAATTATAAAAAAGCCCTGGCTATGGGTAGTGAATACCTGTTTAATGATGAAAACGGGCAGCAAGGCACTTACTTAACCTACGATAAGTACCGGGGCAGATTCAAGAAAGTTATGAAGCGGGTAAACCAGAACCATAAGCCGCATGATACCCGCCACACCTTCATAACGAAGGGTAAGTATTATCAAATGGACGACTATATATTAAAAATGATTGTGGGACATGCCATTAACGACGTAACAGAAAAGACATATACGCACCGGGTAATTGAAGAACTGCGCCGGGAAATAGAGAAAATCATAGAATAGAAAAACAGGGGGCGCACCGTCTAAAGTGTGTCCCCTGTTTGTTAGTTACGCGTGTTAGTTACCTGTTAGTTTCGTGTTAGTTACCTACTCTATTTTCGGCTTTTTCACACTTTCCTACAATTCCTGTAACCCGCATAAATACTATATTCCTTAGAACTTGCCAGCGTCTGCTGCTTCCTCTACGGAAACAGTGAATCGCCTATTTATCGCACGCATCGGCGTTTTTGTTACCTGCGTGTTTCCTATCCAGCAATTTTTCGCACTTGCGAGCGCTTCTCACGGCAATTTTAGCACTCTTCTCCGGCATATACAAACCCTGTCTCTTCCCAAAATTTCATCGGGGAAATGTAGTAGTCGTACTGGCTGCTTCCTTCTTTCTTGAATGCAACTCCGAATTTCAAAAATCCAAGGATAATACCCTGGCGTATAAACTGCTGGTCTTTCTTCATCACTCTTGCTGCAACCGCTACCGGAACATTTTCGCCAGTGAACTCCGGTACTTCCAAATATACCTTACTCTTATCCATTTGTCAATTAACTCCTTTCTTTCTGTGCTTCCGTCAGAGCTTTCACGATGTCCTCTGCTTTCTTTGGCCCAATTCCTTTTACGCCCAAGATCACATCTCGAACCTCACTCTCTGTCAATCCTTCCGCATCCTTCATTCCGTCTGCATGGCCTGCCTTGTATAAATTCTTGCAGAATGCATCCATCTGCTGATGATCCATTCTCTTAACATCCTTGTATGTTTTTCTGTTCAATGTGTACTGTTTCATCCTTCGCCCTCCTATACAAACGGTAGCTCGCTGTCGTCTCCTGCAGGCATAAATCCATCATTCCCCGGCTGTGGTGCCGGTGCAGGCTGTGTGTTATAGCCTCCTACGTTACTGCTCTCTGCGTTTTTGCTCTCAGCGAACTCCTGGTCCTCCGCAACAATGTCTGTCGTATATACTCGCTGACCGTCCTTGTTGGTGTAGCTGCCGGTCTGTATTCTTCCGGTCAGTACAATCTTCGTTCCCTTATGCAAATATCTCTCAGCAAATTCAGCCGCTTTGCCAAACGCAACGCACTGAATGTAATCTGCTGAGTTCTCCTGGCTTCTTCCTCTTCTATCTACTGCCAGGGTGTAGCGAGCTACTGCCGTAGCCTGCTCTCCCTGGGAATATCTAACCTCCGGATCACGTGTAAGGCGACCCATTAAAATTACCTTGTTCATCTACTCCGTCTCCTCTCTTTGCACAACCGGCTGACCTTCAACATTGTAATCGTACCCCAAAACTTCTGTGCCATTGATATAATCACAAAATGCCTGGCACTCTTCCTTCGTTGTGAAGAATACTTTTCTCAATTCTTCTGTCTCTATTTCTTTGAAATCCTTATTGTGATCCACTACTACCTTCGCATATTCAGCACGTGGGCCTCCAACAAAATACTCTTCTCCTCTGTCTCCTTTCGCCATGTACCATGCCATGAACTCTCTATTTCTCTCGCTTAATTCGTATAGCACATTCTCTTTTGGGTAAAACACCTTCTTGCTCACTCTGCAGCTGCACTCATCGTCCACGGTTTTCCCGGACGGCAATGCTACCTGGATTCTTCTGTTTTTGTCGCACTTATCGCATTTCTTTTTATACCGATAGTCCCAGCTTACCGCCCAAAGAGTAACCTTGAAATGTTCCATTAACTCTTTCAACCTGGCTTGCTTGGCTTTGCTTTCTGCATTCCGTATCGCCCTGTCGCACTCATCTTTCTTTTTCTCAAAGTCTTTCTTCACTGACTCGAAGTTTCTCTTAATACCCTGCAGTTCCTTATTCTCTTTACGCAGTTTCTCGATTTCATCGTTGATTTCCTTTTTTACCGATTCTCTAAGCTCATTCTTTAACTCTTCGATTTTCTCGTCAAATTCGCCTGGCTCAAAATAATCTCCATCATCCCAGCAACACATGATTTCTTACCTCCTCCACTTTTTCTATTTTCAACACATAGTATAATGTGCCGGGTTCTGCACCCCACTCAGGCTTGCCTTTTCCAAATTGCAGGGTGCATTTGCAAACAACTTCCGGCGAATCCTTCGAGTACCCATTTCTGAATACTACTAGTACCGGCCACGGCTTCCGGATTTCTTCCGGTGCTGCCTCTCCATATACCATCTGTCCGCCTACCAGTAGAAAACCGAACGCATTCATAAACCGGCTGTCGTAATATGGTTTGATTTCTCTATACTCTTCTTTCTTTTCTCCGGAGACAATCATATCAAACCACTTCTTTTTTATTGGTAGCGTCAGCATCGCCCTCCACCTTCCTTCTTTTTCAGATATTTTTCGCATTTCCGGTATATTTCCGGATCGAACTCTTTCCGTTCATGCTCGTAGGAACTGTACTCTGCAGGACTGCATCCAGCGATCTGTGACATTTTCATCATTGTTATTTTGGCATCTTTCCTTAGCGCTGCAATATAGCCTGCATACATTCCCTTCTGACTGTTCAAATTCTGAATCTTAATTCTTTCCTTGACTGCCTCTGACTCTGTAAATCTCTTCACTTGATAAACCTCGCACCGCTCATTTTTGCAATCAAACAGGCATCCATGCCTGCCTCTCGATCCATCAAAGAACCCCGCCACATATTTTGTGGGTTCTTTGCAGGCATTACATTTTCCGTTCAATGTCATATCTTAGTTCCTCTATTATTTGATTATCGGGCATATATAGGCCGTTTCTCCGATCTTGTACGCAACGGTTACTCCGCAATACTTTCCGGTCGGTTTTAACAGCATACATATTCTTTCGTCTGTTCCTTGTATCTTTACGCAATAACCGCACGTCCTGCACGAATATGGTATATCAACCTCTACGATTCCTTTATTTCTCCCCATCGCTCGACACCTTCTTTCTATCTCGTGCTGCAGACCGGAACATCATCAACAGCATTTCTGATACTGGCCTGCTTCTATCTTTTCTCTTTGCCTTCTTGATTGCTTTGAGGTCGTACCACTCACCCCGGTAGTTCATTCCATCCGGAACATACACGCCTACCTGGTATGGGATTTCTTTCTTAATCTGCTCGTACACTTCTTCCGGCATCACGTAGTAATTGTAGTCTCCCAGGAAGTTATGACCGTTCTTCGAGTGAAAATCCTCTACCGAAGACTTAACCTCATAGCAGTAGAAGTCTCCCTTCTCTATACCGGACACCGTATTGTTTACCGGCTTGAATTTCATAAAATCCACTCGCACCGCATTCGTGGTGGCGTAGTCGAAAGTCACTTCCCTGGCCCAGTAAATTCTCGGATCATTGTTCGGGCAGATGTGCCGCTGGATTGAGAGCGACAGCATCTCCGTGATCTCCGGTCTTTTATTCTTTTCCATCCTAACACGGTCCTCCTTCCGCTCCATGAAATGCTCCCGCCGGGTACATCCATCGCCCCTTCACATACACATCATCGATTGTAAATTCTCCGGTAATCAAACTCCTCAATGCCTCGAAATCTCCGTGATATACACATGACTCCGTATCTCCGACGAATGTTTCTAAGTCGCATTTGTTATCCAGCGTGAAGCCAAGTATCTCTTCATCTCTCTTTAATGCCTCAAATTCTTCCGGATATATCTCCTTTATTCCCGCAAACAGTTTCGGAGTAGAGAATATGCACATCGCACAGCTGCATCTATTCCATCCCGCTCTGTAGCAAGGATGCGGATTGACGTTGTGTCTCTTTAGAACTTCCCATATATCTCTTTCTGAATAGTCGATCACCGGCCGCCATTGATGCACTATTCTATGTGCTTTTGCCGGTGCGTTTGTCCTGTGTATTTCTATTTCGTTATACTTTGAGCGTCCTTTTGACTCGCCTCGTCGTTCTCCGGAGATGATTAAAATCTTTACATTTTCCTTTGTCTGTTCCAGGTTCGATGTTACACTGTCCTGGACTGCAGCCTTTAGATTTCCGCTGCACCAACGCCCCTGGTGGGTACCACCTTTTGCCGGAAATTTATGTCTTTTCCCTCCAAGCTGTTCTAACTCCTGCAGCCGGCTAAGGTTTGACATCACCGTGTCTGCAACCATAATTTTCAAATATGCGCTGCACCATCTCCTGCTCAAATCTCCTGTTTTAGCAGGGAATTTCATTCTATAACCCAGCTTTTTCAGTTCTGCTTCCATATCTTCCGTGGCTTTTTCTTTAATTTTCTGGCATTGTAGATAATTTCTCGACAATCGGCATTGCCTTACTTCTCCGGTATCCGGATCAAGCCATTCAACCGGTTCGCTTGCGCCGATTCTATACAGTTCCCCGAAAAATCCATTAACCCTCCACGAAAGTCTCAGCTTTACTCCTTCTGCTTCTGCAAATGATTTCACATAATTCTGTGTGCATTTCCAGTCCATTTTTCTCTCCGGGTTTCCACCGTCAATATCATGGTGCCAAAACTCCATCCGCTCTTTTGGTACCCCGAGTTCCAGCAGTTTGTAATAGCAGGCTATGCTATCTTTTCCTCCGGAAAGAAGTATTGCAACCAAGTCGTACTCCTCAAGCGGTAACAGTTCCGGTAGGAAAATCTTCTCGAAGTGGGAAGAGTCTCTCCTGCCTTCAACTCTCGGAATTATCCTTTTGCCGGTACCATATATCGGTATATCTAGTTCCCCATACATAAGCGGCGTGTCTTTGGTACAATCGGCGTCTTTTATAAATCCCTCGCATTCCTGCATCGCTAACACTCCTTCTTTACATACAAGTCGCTGGTTCCTTCGACCACGCTTTTCTCTTCATCGTTAGGGAACTGGAAGCCGTACTGTTCTAGTATTCTGTAGAATGCCTTTACCCTCTTGCCTCTGACCGTGTTGTATGTGTAATTCCACTCAACCAAATCTGCATCAGCAACCATTGCCGATACCATGCAAAGCAGTTTATGGAGTACGCTGAGTCCTTCCATTTTCTTCTCTGCAGCTTCTATATCTTCTTTCTGAGCGTTGTAGCACTTGTCTCCCAGGAAAAACTCCTTCAATGTGTTATGACCTGTGAATGTCTCCCAGCTCATCATCTGCTCGAAAAGTTCTGCAACAACTTTTTCTTCATTCGTAACCTTCTTAATTCTGCCGGCTAAAATGCCTTCAATGAACGCTTTCCTCGTGTTGGCCGCTTCTTTCAGAATTGCCTTGATCTGCTTCTTGTTGCGCTTATTCTGTCTTTCCGCTTCCTGCGCTGGTGTAAGTGCCTGCTTTTCCTTCTTTTTCTTACGGATCACGTACAATGTTCCATATCTTTCCAGGTAAAACATCGGCTCGCCATTATCCTCGAACTTCATCGTCTTAGGTGGCTCCTTGTCGAGGCTGTAGTCCTTCATACGTTCCCACTTATCCGTGTAAAACTCGCTATCCGCTTCCTTCGGAGCTTTCTTTAATCCCAGTTTCTTCATCATTGCCACGTACAGCTTCATGTTTTCCTGGCGTTTCTGCTCTTTCTGAGCATTGATTGCTCTTCTTGCCAAATCTCTCGAATCTGTGGAATCCTTCAAAATCTTGTCCCTGGTCTTTACGTCCTTGATCTTTTCCAGCTCGTACAAATCCGTAAGTGACAGCTGGTAGCCGTCCTGTCTCTCTTTCTCCATCAGCGTCTTGGAATCCAGTTTTGCGATATTCAAGCGGTGTCTGATTGTTTTCTTGCTAAAGCCGGTCTTTTCAGCGATTGTGTCCTCTGTTTCTCCCAAGTCAAGCATCATCTGAAATCCCTGGGCCTGTTCCCAAATCGTCAGATCATTACGCTGCATATTTTCTTCCAGCATCGTTGACATCTGCTCTTTGTCTGTCATGCCTTCTACAACCCTGCAGGGTGCCTCTGTAACGCCTGCCAGCTTAGCCGCCGCACTTCGTCTGTGACCGATGATTGTGATGTATTCTCCCGGTTCTCCTTCTTTCGGAATTACCGTCAAATTCTGCATAATTCCATTCTTCTTAATGGACTCTGCCAGCTCTGTCAAATCTCCGAGATCTTTTCTCGGATTGTCCGGGTGTGGGTGGATATGCTCCAATCCAATAGTTACGATTCCTTTAACTTCCATTGCCTGTCCTCCTTAATCTCTTAGCCAATACCGCATATTGCGAATTTTATATTTTCCAGTGCTCACATTTGCGAGCTTTTATGGTAAAAAAATTTACCCTGCTTCCTTCTGCAGCAATCTCAGAAGCGGATGCCACGGTCTTGTACCACGAATGCGGCCGATAATCTTCTTAATATTGCACTCTGCTTTGTTGATTTTCACGTACCCTTCATACTTTCCCTGGTTTCTTTCCGTAACCGGTCTGTCGTGGAATCCGTCCGTAATCATAAATCTGCCCTTCGTATCTGCTTCATCCTTGAAAGCCACATAATGCTTATTGCCATGTGCATAATACCCGACAATTACCATATCTCCTACCTCCCTTCGTATCTGTCGTGAATCGCTATTGGGTAGCTGATCCCGGTAATCTGTTTGAATCTGCTATCCGATGTGTAAAGAATATTGCCGCCCGCCATATACCAGCGCTTCCTGCAGTATGCAGGCTTGCAGTCAACATACTCCTGTCCCATAATCTCGCGCTTTTCGATATACACGCACTGTCTGATGTCGTCCGGCTCAAAAGGACCTTTCTGTGCGTCCAGGATATACAACTCTCTTGCGTAAGAAGATATGCCGTTATTCGTGCAATCTCCTAAACTGCTACGATACACCTCTGCGGTCAGACAGCTCTCAATCTCATAGTTGCTCTTCATCCAGTCAAGCACTTCATCCGGATATTTGCATCCGCTCCATAACTCGCCCATAAATACCAGCTCATTATCAAACTCCTGCACCATGTATGTATCATCGTCCAGCTTTACTGCCTGCAACTGAATGTACTCCTTTGTTCTTTCGTCGCACGCAACTCTCTTTACGCATCCGTCAACCTTTCCATATCCTCTAATCTTGTGCGTTTCGATATAGCGATCCAGTTTCTTTTCTGCAAACCCTGCAGGAATGTCCTCTTCATTTACTGCTACATCTCCGCTTTCCAAAACAGCGTACTTATTTGAGATTTCGCACCATGTTCCTTCCAGGTGTAACACAAATCCTTCTTTCTCAATTCTCATGTTCTTCTGCCTCCTTTGCTGCTCTCACTTCTGCGATTCTCACATAGTCCGGGATATGAAAGCCATTTATGATATTCACCGCCTGCAGCTCTGTCAGATTGCACCTGGCCTGCAGTTCTTCCCGCAACTTTCTTCTTTCTCCAATGTCCTGCAGTCCGTTAGACGGCAGGAGCAACGCTCTGTCTCTGTATTCATTTGCTATGGCTCTTGTCAAAATTTCCACTAACTCACCCTTTCCACGTAATCAACGCATCCAGGACTGATTTTTTCATCCTTACAGAACTCCGACCAGCACTCCTGCAATTCTTTGAGGTTCTGAGCGTCAAACTGCGTCTCGTCTCCATCGTTGAAGCCAATGTTATAGGTTCCTCCTCCGGATTTAACTACTCCTTTGCTTGCCTCTCGTAATGTCACACTACATCACCCGCCTTTCTTAATGCGCACTTAGTACATACCGCACCGTCAAGGTGTGATGCCTTAACAACTCCTGCATCCTCCGGTCTCTGCCAGCAGAGCGTTCCACATTCCGGACAATGCACCTTTTTCCAGCCAGGCTTCCCTTCCGGTCTGTTCATCACCAGTGGCATACACAACCAGCCGCCACGATCTGTAGCCTTTCTTGGTTCTAACTTCATGTTCACTCTGCCACCTCCATTTCTTCCAACTCTCTGACAACTCTCTCTACTGCATATTTTCCATTATTGTTGAGCTGTCTCTGCCATGCGCCTACCGACGGTGCCCATCTGAACCCATTGCTTTTTAAAATATCTCTTACCTCCGGTTCCGGCTTTCCTTCAAAGAACAGCTGGATTCTCATAGCCTCCACGTTCTCCTTGACCTTAAAAAACTTATTCTCGCTCTCCTGTGTTCCCTGGGACTTTGTTTTCTGCAGGCTCTTAATTCTTCCTTCCAATCTTCTGATGTTGGCGTTGTTGTTCGTCAGCATATAGTCCGGAAAACCGATTCTTCCGCAGAAGTCCGGTTCTCTCAGCTGGTCGATCTGCTCGTCCGTATATCCCATGTCGTGCAGCATTGCATCGCCCTTTTCTTTGTCCTTCATGCGGATTGCTTTGTTGGCCTGCTTCATTCTCTCCTGGTCCTCTCTCAATCCGTCAACCTTATCCTGCAGCTTCTCGATTGCGTTCTCGTCGTCAGACTTGATAACGTCCTTGCCATAAAAAATTGCCTCAATCTTTCCAAGGATTGCCTCAACCTCTTTGTAGTCCTCATGGTTTCTGTCCCACGCTGCTACCTGCTTTTCCTTCTTTTTGACCGGGAAGTTTCCTGCTCCGGAAATCATTACCGACGGACACATCATGCCGATCTGAATATCCTTGTTGATGTTCTGAGCCAGTCGTCTCGAATATCTCTCGCAGAGCTTCGACACTCTTTCCTCTTCGGTTGGTCTTGCCTCGATTACCTTCTCTGCCAGCTCGTATGCCTTATCGACCTGGGCCTTGTAACCAGCAGTCTTGCTCCCGGTCTTATACTCGCTGAATGACATCATATCGTTTGCCGTCTTTGCTCCGGCCTCATTGATACTGAAATACACTCTTTCCATTACGCCACCTCCAAATACTCACCGATTTTCTCAACATTCAGTTTCACTACTGGGTACGTGCAGTAACCGCTTCTTACTGTTCTGCCGGTATCTTCGCCCAGGCCATTACTCTCAACAAATCCAACCGCCCAAGGGCAATTATTTGTATCAAGCACCACTTCGTCCTCCGCCAGCATACTTCCGGTAATACATACCGTGATACGTGCGATAGGTCCGTCCTCTTCGTTCCAAATCTCGATTGCCCTGCTGTTATCTGCCTGGTATTTTGCTACCTGCAGGAAGCAGTTCTTGTAAACCGCCCACTCTGTCTTAACCTCTAAAAATGCCATATTACTTCGTCTCCTTTCCTGTGATGATTGCGAATGCCTCCTTGAGGACTGCCAATTTTCTCTCTGCCTCGGTTGCTCTCTCGAGTAATTCCTCAATTTCTCCCGCAGCCTTATTTCTCATCAATCCCATCTGAGCATTCATGCTATTAAGAGCCAATCCATCGTCCGAAATCTGCTTCTTGAGTTCGTTAATCTTGGTGCAATACTGAGCATCCATTCTGTCGTAATCATTCTTCTCTTTCACGAGTTCTGCCTCAAGTTCCTCGATTCTTCTCGCACGGAGTCTCATCAGTCTCTGAACGCCGCCCTGCTTTTTCCATGTCTTGCAGAACTCATCTTTGTCGATGTCGCATCCCATGTACTCTGCTTCAATTTCTCTGTATTCTGCCTCAGTCGGCTCAAACCCTGTTTTCTCGATAAACTCTGATTTCATCATATCCGTTGCCCTCCTACGCCATCTCTAAAATTCTCTCTACATCTGATCTTCTCTGACGCATCATCAACATTGCTGTCACTTTGTCAATCCGACCGGAAGTGAAGCTTACGATGAAATCTGCCACCTGGTTGTGCATCTTGTACACTTCCTGGTACAATCTGTCTGCCTCGGCCTCGTAGCTGTCTGACTTTTCCATATCCAGGTGTTCTTCTTCCATCCAATACTCTGACTGGTTCTCAGCTTCTTCCATTTCAGTCTCTAAAACTCTTAACTTCTTCAATACTTCCTTCATACAAATACGCTCCTTTCAAATTTACGAACTGTGTTTCACGTGAAACACTCATTTGCGAGTTCTTTGGGTAAAAAAATTTCTATGCTGCCTCTCTAATGTCGATCAGTTTGTCTATCCCTGTGTAAACACAGTCGCCAGTTGTGAATACCAGGCCATCCCATCTTACGTACTTAACTGTCTCTACCTTGTTGCCTGCTTCGTAAGGTGTGTGCCACTCTACAACCACCGTCTTTCCGTCCGCAAGCATCTTTTCTATCTTCTCAACATCTGCCATTCTGAAAACTTTCATACCGACTACCTCCATTGCTTTAAGTATTGTTTGATTATGTATATATTATACTTCGCAACTGCGTATTTGTCAATAGATTTACTTCTATTTTGCGTATTTTATTAAAGTTTTTTCAGAATAATCTCGTATCCGAGAGCCGATACTGCCTTGGCAAAGCTGTCGTATCTCATACTCTTTGCATTGCGGTTGAGCAGCTGGCTTACGTTCTGCCTTGCTGTTCCCATCCGGTCTGCTAAATCCTGCTGTGTCATTTTCTCCTCTTCCAGGATGCAACGGATCGTTTCCTCTGCCGTTGTTCCCTTGATTTCTTTCCCGCTCATTCTCTCTTCTTGGCCTCCTTCTTTCTGTTTCTTGCTGCTATCCTTACCTTTGCTACCGTTATCCCGGCTTTCGTGAACTCCGGATTCTCAAATCTCAATCCACTTCTGTTCAGTTCCAAGTGTTCCTCATTGTCTGTCAGAAACAGATTCTCGATGTTGCAGTTGTCCTTGTCTCCATCGAGGAACGATACCATCTTGCCTGCCGGAATAGGTCCGTTGTGTTCTTCCCATACGGCTCTGTGAACAAATTCAAATCTCTCCCGCTGGGTTCCTTTCTCCTGCACCTTCCGGATCAGATAGCCGTCTGTCGTGTGCGTGTACTCGCCTACTTCCATGTGATTCTTGGGGATCTGCCCCTTTTTGAACATCGTCGCCTTGCACTTTTTGTACTGCTCATGTGACATAGGCTTTCCTTTATTCGGTGGTTCCTGGCCCGGTCGAAACCTGCAATCAACTCCGCTTACAATGTCGTGGTTCTTCTTATATGCCCTGCACTGACTGGCAGAGAACTCTATTCCGAAATGAAGAGATACCATTTCTGCTATCTCTTCCGTCTTTCTTCCTTGTGCGACGCTTCGCACATATTCTTCCATGCCTTCCGGATATTTGAAAGAACTCCCTTTCTTTGTTCCGGAAGGTGTTCCACTTTTGATGCCGTACCGGTTCTTCGCACCTTTTATCATCGATTCTGTGAACGTCATTCCATACTTCCTGTCGTACCCCTGCTGGTTGATGATCTCTGCCACTTCCTTGCTGGTCCGTCCCGGTACATTTTCACGCAACCAGGTTACAACCTCTTCGGGCCAACCTCTCATTTACGATTGCCCCCCCCCGCATGAACTTCAAGCATTTCCGGAACCGCCTTCTGTCTCTCGTACCCGTACTCGTCCATGTGCTTCATAGCCTTGTACTGCAGCTCTCCGTTTTTGATGATCTGCTCGCTGATGTCGCATATCGCATCCGTTCTCTTCAACTCGCTTTCCAACTCTTCTCCTGTCAAATCATCGTCGCCCAGCTTTTCCAGCTGAGCGAACAGGTGGTTATTCAAGTCTCCTAATGTATTCTTCATATTGCCATCTCCTTCCTTGCTTCGTCTACTGCCAACTCCATCGTTGTGTTGAACGGCGTGTTGCAGTCCTCCATCTTATCGAATAATTCGACCGCCTTCTGCAGGAACTCTTCGTTGTCTGCCATCTCCTCGTATTTTTCTTCATCCAGGTTTCCGTTTTCAAGCAACCCCTGCAGATAATTCTTTACATCCTCTGTTCTGTCGTTCTTACTCATTGCTCTGCTGATCTCGCCCATAAGTGCCTCGTTGATTACTGCAGACTCTTCCGTGATGTAGAACCTTGCATTGCCGCTGATACCTCCGCTGATTTCGTACCTAGTGTCTGTATGCTCTTCCATCAGAATGCTACCTTCAATGCTCACGTACTCCTTTGCCTGGGTGTCTGCTATCTGATCCAGTCTATCAATCAGCTGTTTCTCATCACTGGAAATTGCTACCACGGTTACTCCAATATCGTCCTGGCATTCCCAGCATCCAGCCAATACAAATAGTCTAATTATCTTTTTCACTTTTTGCCTCCTTCCAGTCGCCTGCTATCTCAACGACCGTTCTTTTCAAAATCTTAAACTTCTCCGGATCAATCCAGCTTGGAATCTCTCCGTTTTTTACTCTTTCCTGGTACCGGTTCAAACACAACTGCTTTACTGGTACCGGTCTGCCAATCTGAACGAACATGCCTCTCTGCTTGTCCCAGGCAAATGCTCCGTACTCCACATTCTCGACTGCGGCTTTCATAACCTCTATTGCCGCATCCAATGCTTCCAGTTCCATAGGACCAGGCGGTGTCTCTTCGATGTTCCGGATATTATGCAGGTACTCTTCCAATACCGCCGCATTTTCTCTGAATGTCATAATTACTCCTTTCACCTATATGCACTCTCCTGTGGTTGATTCAATCGTATAGTTGCCTCTTCCAAATTCTTCATCTCCATACTCTTGTGCATCCGAGTATGTCGGAAAATCCTGCGGCATTTCTCCTTCTTTCTTTGGAAATACTGTGTATATCATTCGTCTCCTCCTATCAAAAAATTTCTTTCAGCTCATAGCTCTTAACTACTTTCCCTATCTGTCCTTTGATTCTCAGTTCCTCCATCTTTCTTTCAGCAAGTTTCTCCGTGTCGAACATCATTGCCTCGTTTATCTTTACCGTGTATCCGTAGTCCATCTTGAAGCTGTACCTTCGGCCAACATATTTCTTTCTCCCATCTCTCATTGTGATAATGACAAACTTCTCTATACTTGCCTGTGTTCTCATGTACTCCATTAGTTTCTCCTTCCTACAGATACGAACATCCATATCTCTTCCGGAAGGTTTCTCTACCTCCCTTATGGATAATCTGTTTTACTTCGCCTTCCTCCCTGCCTTCATCGATAATCCTTGCAAATTCATCTGCCTTCTGCAGGGCGTATTCTTTTTCCCAGGCCAGCTGTCCGATTATCTTTGACATCCTCTCTGCCATCGGGTTTCCGTGTATTCTGCGGAGGATGTCTCCCATGTTGTGACAATCATTGCATACCGGCACTTTTAATCCATCCTTTTCGCTCAGTTCTCTGCCAGCAGTACCGAACACCAAATGATGCTCGGCCTCTGATGGTCTGCCACAGATAAAGCAAATCTCCGGATAATCTGTAACAATCCCTTTGCTCATTGCTCTAACCTACTTTCTGTTTCCCAGTCCTACAAATACCAGGAATGCCAATACCGCAAGTGCTGCCATATTCTCGCCTCCTAACCGAAAATCACATCACCGAATAGCGCATACTGGATAATCGCATCACACACGATTGCGTCCGCATTGCAGGTATCGAATCGGATCTTTCCGTCGATCTGTTCCAGGCAGTTGCAGCCGACCGGTGTTATCGCCCACAGTTCAACTCCCTTCTTAAACTTCTCTAAGTCCAGCTCATAATACTCCGTATCGTCTTTGTCGAACGGCTCCGGCAGATGCAGTCTCAGCTTACCGCCTCTTGCAATCTGTTCACTTCCGTACTCTCCGAGGTAGCCGCCCATCACCTTCGCCTCGTCACACCAGTAATTTATGCCTCCTTCCAATGCTCCGCACATAATGTCGTCAATATCTTCCTGGGTAAGTACAATTTCCAATGCTACCTTCACAACTTCCAGCTTCTCGTTTTTCTTATTTGCCATTTGCCTCATTCTCCTTCTCTCTGAACCTTTTATTTATCTCAGCCTGTGTTTCATCATCAAATAACTTAAAATTAACTCCTGCGCCTATAAACTGATTTAAGATACAATCCTGCACCGCCTTGACTGTCGCCCAGTCCGGCTCGTCGTCCTGTGTTCTGATACCGAACTGAACCATGTAGTCCTCGATCACGTGCCACAGCTCATATTCCAGCTCGTCCATACATCCGAGTGCCGATACGTCCACGACCGCCGGTGCTGTTATTTTCTTGCCGTCTGCCATTTCCAAGTCTACCGTGTCAATCTCTTCTCCGAACTCACCGCCTCTTTCCTGGTGTTCTAGGACGTCGTCGATAAAATCGTAATTACTGTCGATCACCGCCTCCGTTCCATCCTCGTACAATTTGTAATATCCGGCCAGCTTGCCCTTCTTGTGAAGCTCCTCGACTTCCTTCCATGTCAATTTTCTCATTCCGGCCCATGTGTAAGCCATCAATCATCACCTCCCTTATAATCTGCTCCGCAGTATGGGCACTTCGTTACTCCGTAGCAGTTAAACATCTTCCCGCATTCTTTGCAGGTATCTAATTCTCCATTTCTGAACCAATCTTCCAAGAGACTGCTCACGTGCTGCCAGTCCAATGTCTCAAAAACTTCCTCTGCCAAATCGTCCTGCTGGTTGCACTCCTGCAGGATGCTGTTTCTCGTGTACACCGTATCGGATAATTCCGGGATGTAACACGGATCATCCGGTCTGTGGTAAAACGCATCTTCGTCTTTGAAGATATGTCCCTGTCCGTAGAACTCACGGACGATCTTCTCACCTTCTCCATTTTCATCCGGCGGCGTGTAGCTGCCAACCAGTACCGGGATGTTTACTTTCTGCAAGGCCTGCGACAGTTCCAATATCATACCGTCAATGGCTTCTGCATCCTTTACAAGCTCCTTTGTGGAAGGAACTCCACTCGTTCCGCTTCTCTTGGCTTCTATCCACATTTCGATATGCTCGTCGATGTCGAAATCTTCGTAGCAGGATTCCAAGTTGTCTTTGAAACTATCTGCCTGGTTCTCTTCATCGAAATCAATCGTCATAGAGAAATCTTCGCCTGCAGGTGACGACTGCGCGATTTCAACATAGGTTCTTCTGCTGTCCGACTCAATGTAGGCTTCCCAGTTCCACCCCATTTCTTCTGCCTTATCGAGAAGCATTTTCAAGCCTCTCGATATGTCCTTGTATTCTTCCATGCCCTTATTCCTCCGCATCTGCGTAGTACGCATCGAATGCAATACCGGCATTTACCAGCTTATCTTCCAGGTAATTACCGTAGCACCAACCGTCTCCATCTTCCCAAAAACCGTCCCAGGCTTTCTCTAATACCTCTCTCGCCTTCTCTTCATCATCTTTGCTTACAATAAACACGCAGTCCATCCAGTCGTTTAACTGTGACTGCACTCTGATTACGCTTTCCTTTAATACTTCCACGCCAATATTCATCGTGCCTGCTCCTTTCTCAAATGTAATAGCAGCTGAAATTCCAGTGATGCCCGAACTCGTAATACAAACCGTATCTCTCGAAAATCTTGTCAAACTCTCTTCTTACCGAAGGAAGGATGCCGTAATACAGCATCTCACATACCGGACCTTCAAAGCTCATGCTGAGGATATGGTCCGGATTCACGTACTCGAAATACGTTCTTGGGTCCTGGTCCTCTTCCTCGATCAGATGCTCTCTGTCGTTGTAGTAATACTTTCCAGTTACCGGATCATGCTGTGTGAACCGCTTTCCGTTGAAATAGATGTCTACGTCCTGCCATAACCCATGCTCCAACAGAAACTCTCTGATTTCCTTTGCCAGGTTCTCAATCTGCTCTGCTGTCAGCTTTGCTGTTGAACTCATGCAACCTCCTCCTTTCTCACTCTCTTCTTAACAAGTCTTGCCGGGTACTGAGGTTGATTCTCTCTGTACTCTTTCAGTCTCGCTCTTGCCTCTTTTCTTGTGAACTCTGTTAATGTGTACTCCCAGCCGTACCCATAATTCAGCTGCAGCTCCCATGTGTCGATTGTCTTTCTCTCGTATGCCATGCTATGCAACCTCCTCTTTCTTCTTTCTGCCACGTCTCTTCGGCTTCGCAACCGGTTCTTCCTCTGCAGGTGCTTCAACCGCCTGCTCTTCTGCCTTCA